GGAATTATATCGTTTAAATAAACTTTTTTATAATATTTATTATTATTATATTTTATTTTTTCATTTTCTTCTTTTTCTTTTTTAATCATTATATAACGATTATCTAGTGTTGTAAACGAACAGCCGTTTAACAAAATATTTGCAAATTTAAGTTTTATCATCGTTTACTTTCTCATCCTTTTCTTCATTTTTTATCTCTTCATCTTTAAGTTTACCTTCTTTTATATCTTTAGGTTCGACTACAGTTGGACTATTAAAGTCGTCTCCTAAAACTTCATGAGGTCTTGTCATAAAAATTCTCCGTTTCCTTTTAGCTGTTCTAGTTTCTTTTTATGTTCAATGGTAACTTTACGCTTTATTTTTTGTATTTGTTTCCTTTTCAAATATTCTGGATCATCCTCATAATATGATGTTTTTGTTTTGTTGTTAGAGTTTGTAGCCATGGCAAGATGTTTTTCGCAAAACCAATACGGAGATCCGGCTACTCTTTTATTACAGCAATAAAGAGACTCTCCGTTCTCGTCTATTCCGACGATCCAACGGCAATCAGAAAAGCGTAAATTAACTAATGTATTATGCCCTTCTTTTCTACTATTTTCTAATTTATCTTCAAAAGAAATTTTGCTTGTATAAGGTTTACTATTTTCCTTACGTTTACGCAAGGACATTAAAGCTTGTTCAGATATTACCTTATCTTCATCTATCTTAGCTGTCGAACTATTTATTTTTTGGTTATTTCTTATATTGTAGTTGCTATAAGTATTATTTTTTCCCAATAATTTATTATTATAATAAGTGTTACGTCTTACTTTAAAAGAAAAATCTGCTAAATCTACAACTTCTGTTGGCGATTTTTCGTTTTCATTAAAAAGTTGGTCGTAATCATTGTCGTATTTATCTTCTACGACTTTTCTAACAATAATTTTTTTGTTAATAACTTTTTCTCTTTTTTCTTTTCTTGTTAATTTTTCCCTCCGGGTATCATGGGTAGCTGCTTCATATGCTTTATCAATACAATCATCTGAATCACATTCTTTGTCAGCAATGGATTTAATATAACTTTTTAAATCAGGAATATTTATAATATCTTTTTTATTTCTAATTAGCCCCATACGTTTAATTCTACCAGCTACATATCCAGTAGAAGAATTAAGTTTATACTTTATACATAGCAAAATAGCAGAAATTTTTTGATAAGACAAACCGTGCAAGAACAAAGTTTTAATTTGTTCATTTATAGCATTTACTTTTTTATCAGTATTAGAAACTTCGCTCATGGTAAAACCGTATTTTGAAGTTAAATTTATTTATCCTTGGCTGCAATAGCCATCGCTTCAATAATAGCTTTAACGCTCCATCCAGCCTTATCTATATCATCAATAACAAAGTCTGCTAGTTCTACAACAACAGTAAAATTGTTACTAATAGAATTGAAATCCTCTAGTAAATAATCTAGAGCTTTTTTACGAGACTCCATTGTGGAAAATTCGGTTTTTAATTGAGAAGCATAACGAGACGCTAAATAATTTCGCATTTTGGCAAGATGACGTTCCAAAGCTCTATTAAGCTTGAAAAATTTCATCTTAATTTCTACAACACGAGAACGAAAAGCAGAATTTTGTAACGTTATGTCTATGGCGCTATGTTGAAAAGAAGATAATAAAGTTTTAACAGTTAATGTTCTCATATTTCTAGTTAGGTGTAATGACTCTATTTCTTTAATGGCTCGTTCGTGGTCTACTGCAAACATTCCTTTTTCACGCATTTCTATAAGGCGTTTATAACGTTTGTTGTTTTTTACTGATTTAAAAAAGAATGAATTTTTAACACTCATATATTAATCGCCTTTTGACATGCGTTGTTCACGCACTATATTAGGATCAAAAAGTTTCATAGCAGAAGTAGTCATTAATATAGCACCTTGAGGAGCAGAAAAAATATTCAAAAAATTGTCTTGGTAACGTAATTCTACGTTTGTGTATTCAACTAATCTTTTTTTAATTATAATCATTCTATCTAATTTTATATTAATTTCGCATATGTCAGGAATTTCAAAAAGAAAACCAAAAAATAGTCCAGATGATTCCAGCATACGCATATTTATAAATTGAATAGTGGTTTGATTTTCACCTAAAGATAAAACATTACGGTTAACTGGATTATCTATCCGTAAAATAGTATATAGTGGGCCTCTTTTTTTACCACGCATCATCTGCTTATATATTTTATTAGCAGACATATTAAAAAACTGCATACGCGGAGAAGTAACGCTACATTCTAATATTATTTCTTCTTCTGTCATGTTACTTTACCGAAAGCGATAACATGATAACATGAGAGCGTTTTGGAGTTTTAAAAAATAATCCTAGTGTGCTTTTTTCTAATACACAGTCAACTACAAATTTTTCTTTAGCAGCATCAAAAACAGTTGATATTATTGATAATGCTTCCTTAAGTTGGAGCATATGCAACGAAAAAGATATTGATTTTAATATATCAGTGTTTTGGACAATTTTGTTAGATAACTCATATCCTTTACCTATACCTTTAATAACACACTCTTTTCTTTCTATATGAAAAGCAATATCTTCTATACCATTTTTAATAATATCTTCATTTAATGTTTCATATATTTCTTTAGTTAAAGAAAATCTAACCGATTTATCTTTAGGCTTAATTAAATTTTCAAATACAGCGGTGGTTTCATCTTCTTGGGCGATACTAGGAATTGAAAGTAAAATTTGGCACTCTTTTAAAGTGTTATGAATCTCTAATTTTTTGTTTGCTGTAAGAAAAACTCCATTTGTATTACCAAATCCATCAAAATAATTCATATAGAATTTAGGTAACATAAAAGAAAAGTTTTCTTTTTTAACAGAGTCTACTGGAAAATCTACACATGACATATGATGGTTATCAGCAGTTAACACCCGCCCTTTATTTCCATTTAAGGAAATGATTACATTAGGATCAGGATGGCCGAACAACGGTGATATTTGAATAAGTTTATGGAGTTTACTTGCAGTAATAAATAAATCTGAAGGCAATTGACTGCTATGGGAATCTTGCCAGTCAACGTCATCAGTTAGTTCTACAGATTCAATACGTCCGCTTTTTTTAATATTGCCCTGAATCTTTTTGAAAAAAATTACATTTCCTTTTTTAGATAAAGAAATTCGTATAGATTGATTTTTGTTAAACAAAGTTCCAGCAATGTTAGTTTCTAAAGCAAAAGAGATTCTGTCTACTTTATCAACCTCTTCCTTCAAAGGAATAGTAATTAAACAATCAAAATTGTCAGCGTTTGTTCGTATAGCTAAACTATTCTTTTTAAATTTAAATCCTACAGTTTCGGGTTTAGATGGCATAGCCTTAACGGCTAACCCAATCATAGTAGCTAAAAGAGCCTCATTTATAGCTACCATTAATTAACTCCATTTACATTATATACAAATTTAAGTTTTTTCATATGCTGCGGTTTTAGAATTAGATCACGTTCAATTACATTTGATTTACCGCTAAGGCCTTTCAACTCTTTAGCCCTTATTTTAAATATTAAATCAGCATTAATGTCAAAAGCCCGCATTATTCTTTTTTTGATCTTAGAATGATTTTTTATATTATAATAGTCTCCCTGCCAATCTAGAGTTTTTTCAGCATAAGAACGTAATTCTAAAAGTCCCCATTTCCATGTATCTAATTTATCCATTGATGGTCCCATTTGAAATTCAATTTCAAGACCTACCTTAAATTTCATACCATGTATATCTTCATAATTTTTATGAACAAGTGTAGTGGCAGCATGTTCCATAAAATAAAGATGCAATGGGAGAAGATGGATATAATTTTCAGATTCTACTGAATCATGAACATAGTTTGTAATTATTTTCCAAGGAACATCAATATTTCTTTTGATAAAATATTCCCAAAATAAGGTTTGTAGATTACGCATAGAGTCGACTCCTTGTTGAGAAGCTAACCCTTGGATAATTGAATTTGGTCCGCGGCGATCCATAGCACTTCGAACGCCTTGTTTATTATGTAAATAAGCCCAAAGATGACGAACCATACCAGCAGGAGAAATAACATGAAAAACTCTTTGAGCTTCACGTATTACTGTTTTAATCCAGTCACCGCCTTCTTTGAATTTTTCAAACAGAAGATCAATAATTTCTTGAGCTTTTTCTTCTGTAGTATTCAAGGTTTCAGCAAGTCCCGGAGCGGTCTTACCATAAATTACGCCAAAAACAACTGCCTTAACAGCATAGCGTTGTTCCTCTGTTACTTCTAATGGGTGCGTTCCCCAAAAATGTTGCACATTAAGTTTATGAATATCACCAAAAACTTCTAGTTCTAGTTCTAAAGAGGCAATTTCTTTCTCTTCATTATTTAAAAGTTTAGAGATATAATTTTTCTTATCGTTATAATCGACTATGCCTGCTGGTGTTATTACAACATCACCTTTTTTCTTTTCTTTAACACCCCATCTAATTTTTTCTTTTCTATTCCGCCACGTCTCTGCTAATTCTCTATTTTTATTCATTAATATGCGTAATCTACGGCGCATCATTAATCCGGAGTCAAAAGATTTTGATAAACGTTTATCGTTAGCAATGTTAGCCCACCCACGAACCTCGTGTGCTGAATAGTCATTCTTAATAAGAATTTTTCCATAACCAGCAATAAAAGTGCGCTTAATTGCTTTAGCTAATTCGCCACGAGAAATGATATTTTGTAAATTTGGATCACGGGAAGATAATCTTCCTGTGCTTATTTCATTCCATATATAATCTGAACGAATACGACTGTCTTTAGAATCTTTATTTTTGGTTAATTTATTAAAGAAACCATCTACATAAGTTGTCTTAAGTTTTTTTAATTTTTCATACTTATCTATCAATTGAATTTCAAGTAAGTGTTTATATTTATCTTTAAATTGGCGATTAACAGCTCCTGTGCCTTTTTTAGTTAACTGCGTAGGTTCTAATTTTAATGTTTTAAAGAAAAGAACCTGTTTTGATTCTTCCTTATTGATATTGAAAATAAAAGGCTGTTTAAATCCTATAGGAATATTATTTTTTTCTATTAAAAGCCTATTGGCCTTTTTGACGTTCGGTAACGCGTATAACTCTTTTAACGTATCATTAATTTGTTTGTCTAAAGGAGAATCGTGTGATTTCAAAGAAAAGACATACTTTTTATCTAAAAGAGCACCAGTATGCTCCATTTGAGCAATTGCTAAAATAGTGTTACTGATAACATGAAGGATAAATCTTTTGAAATGCCTATTTTTTACTCTCTTCGCTTCCTGTAATTGGCATCGAACAATATGAATTGGAACTACTGTATCTAAACAAGAATATTTTATAAACTTTTTATCTAATTTCGTAGAAGACATATCTCCACGATCACCTTTTGAAAAGGCAATCCTAGAGTAAATATCACAACCATAGTATTCTGCTATAGCATCGAGAGAAAAAGGTTTAGTTACAGCGTTAATACCGCCCTTTTTAGCAAGTAATTTTCTGTTCTCGTCGAGTGCATATTCTCCAGCCATTACATCGTAAATATGATGATTATAATAGCGCACTCCTAACTGCTCTATAAATTGTTGTATATCAAATTTTCCGTTTTGATATATATGAAAAACAGATTGACCAATTTCAAAATATTTACGAAGTTTATTTTTAATAGACAATAATTCATTTTTATTGAATGGGGTGTCTGTATGGTCTAAAGGTATAAAATAAGATTCTTTATCATTACGGTTAAAAGTAAATTGTATAGAAAAAAGTTTATTACTAATACGGCCCAAACCTAATGTTTCAGAATCTATAGAAACAATATCTTTTTTTAATAATTTTCTATAGAATAGATCGAATTTTTCTATAGTATTTATATAATTATACTTTATCTTTCCAAGTTCTATGTTATAACGATTCTCGTTCCTTCTAGCTGTATCTAAAGCAGAAGCGAAAAAACCTAATAAGTTTGGATATTTTTTAATATCTTCTTGTTTTTGAGAGCCAGCGCGCCTAATATCTAAAGAACCTATAAAGTTAGTTTCAAATGATCCTACTTTAATATTTAGTAGGCGGCCAAACTTGTTATATAAATTTACATTTTTTGGAAAATCATTTCTGTTATACTTTTCAAGATAAGATACAAACGGTTCCATACCAGAAAAAAACACGACGTTTGGTTTCATCTTAAGAATAAATTTACGCAAACGCTCATTTGCATAATTTCTTGTTAAAGTGTCAAAAGCTTTTTTATTTTCAAAATTGTTGTAATTTATTAAGTCATTATCTACATTATACCAATTAAAGACAGTAAACTCCTTAAATCCATCATTATCTCTCGTTACAGCTTTTAAAACATTAGAAAGAACTTGACCCTCCATATCCCCTAAAACTATAGAGGGTTCCCCTGCTTTGGCTTTATCAATATCTTTATATGGTATATAATCGCATACAAAAAGCACCCTAGGCCCATTAGAATTATCATCCAACATGGATGAAGACCTAACAGATAATCTAGGTAATTCTTTAAATTTATCAATATCAAAAAGAAAAGAAGTTTTAATCATATTTTACCTGTATGTTTTTATTACATATGCTTTACCGCAAATGTAAAAAGAGCCGTGAGGTTGAAATACCCACGGCTCTTTAAACTAAGATTATATTTTAGTAATTAAAAATTAGTTATTAGGGTCTTCCTCGACATTAGCATTAGGAACCACAGTTTTTATCTCATCGTTATTAAAAGCTTCTGCCATTTCAGGATCGGCTGTCGGCATATTGTCTAAACCGCCAGTCAAATTTTCATTCTGCTGTTCTGCTTTTTCTTCGGCTTTATCAAGCTGTTCCTGTTGAACTGTAGAAGAACCCTCCGAAGCCTGTTCCTGTAAATCAGTAACAATGGCTTTCAATTCATCAGAAGAAGCTGAAGTCATTTCCCAATATTTAGTAAATTCTTCCAACAATTCCGGAGTAAAAGATCCTACAACCGGACTTTCAGTCCTTGTAGGTTGCTGAAACTTATATTGAACGCTTCTCCAATCGAAAATATCTTGTTCTGTCCACACGTTTCCATCAACAGAGGATAAGGAGGCTCTAATTCCCATACCTATAAACATAAGTTTGGCAGCAGAAAACACTCTTACAGAATCTTTATGGTCAATCATGGTTTTTCCTTATTTTCTACGAAGATTAAGGGTTTTTGCTTTTCTTAAATTTTCAAGAACAGTAAGATAATTCGTTATCTTAACTTTTTCTTTTACTTCTTTAAGAGACGAAATAGCCTGTGTTGCGGTTTTGTAAATATGGATAAGAGAAGATGGTTCATTTGTAATTTTAACTCCGGGTATATTAGATAACTTCATACGCACTTTTCTAGAAGAAGGCTGACTTTCTTTGTCAAAGCAAATATAAAGTCTATTATTCCAAATAATTGGATAAGGTCTTAAAACACCTTCCTTAATCTTTTTATGTTGCTCTATGGCTAAGAAACGTAAAGAACCTGCATATTCGTGCGGATCAAAAACGTCTAAACGCTTTTTAATAAGAGCGGAACGATAACTATCAATATTATTGATATATTTCTCATGTATTTTAAATGAAGCTTGAAGCTTATTTAAAACTGCGTCTAAAACTCTAACGTTTTGTATATACACAGCAACAAAGTCATTTAAACGTCGGAAACCATGATTAACTTCTAAGAAAGAAGAATCATCGTCTGCTTCATAAACCATCAGAGCAACTTGTTTATCCACTATTAATGGAGTAATCTCGATAGTTTTGTTTTTATCTGTTACGTTAACTTTTTCTTTACCAAAACGAGTAACTATTTCTTCGTCTTCTTCATTAATATCATTTACAATCTTAGAAGGATTAAATTTTGGAATATTTTTATCAAGATTATCATCATCAAACTTAGGCATTTTGGAAGAATTACTTAATACTAAACTTCCATCCATTCCTTCAGGGAATCTATGGCTAAGCTCTTTACGTTTGAGTTTTAAACGAATTCTTTTTTCGGCATCTTTATTACCAATTAAATAAGCACAAGCTTTGTTTATACGTAAAATTGGTTCTTTAAAACCGGGGATTGCAACTCCTATAGTATCTTTAGTGGTTTTAACTACAAAGCCAAATCCCCATTGAGTATCTACAACATCACCTTTTTTAACTGGATGAATTTCCAACAATTCCATTAATTCATTTTCATCACCTTCAAAATCATCCTCCATATTCTCTTCATTTGATATTTCAGCGTCCAATTTAAGTTTTTCTTGTAAAACAGCAATAGGTTCAAAGCTATATTTATTTCCCGGATCAAGTGGCATCATGCCCGGAACACGAGGCAAGAAACGCATTTTTTTAGAACCGGGAATTTCTTTTCTTTGTTGTTGCGATATTACAGTGATTTTATTTTTAGGATCAACTTTAGCTTTTTCAAATTCTCTAGCTTCCCAAGAATTTAATAAAGCGTAATATCCAAAATACTCTTTAACTTGCTGTGGATAACGAACGCTTTCTAAATTTTTAAGGTTTAATTTAAGTTCTCTTAGTGCAAATAATTGTTCGTTTATAGGTATATTCTTATCAACGTAAATACCTAAATCTTTTATAATTTTTTCCATATTTGGATTATTTAAAGAACCTAAAGGTTCTCTCATAAAGGCTGGATTATCACCTTCATCATATTTTTTCATATTTATAAGCTTTGAAATTAATCTAGCAATTTTCAAAGCCTCAAATGAAGGAACAGTATAAACCCAATCCATATAAACATATGGACGCTTTTTTAAATTTAAATCAGTAAAGTCAGGACGCCAGATACGAGCAATAGCCTGTTCCTGCCCTCCGGGAACCCATAAAGTTTCCGTTCTTATAATACGAGCCGCTATTTGAAAGTTTTTCCCTGTATTAATAGAAACTTCATCAGCAACTAAAACTTTAATACGGTCATCATTCAAAAATCTTGTTAATGCCGCTTCATCGCCAGCACTATAATGAACAGCAATTTTTTGATGTTTAGTGTGCTTATAAAAGTGAGCAGAATTTACTCGTCTGTAAGAGAAAACAATTATTTTAGAATTTTCTGGGTCTACTTTACTACCATCTTCAGATACATAACCGTTTATATGGCGATCAATAATACTATCTATTTTAGATACTTTTGGAGATATTAAATCTTCCTTAGTAACTCCTGAAGTTTTTGCAAAGGCTTTTTGAAAAGCGTAGGCTTCTCTAGAATCATCTTTAAGATAAGGAAACTCTTCAATTAGAAGATGTGCATCAGGAGCATAGATAAAAGATTCAATTTTGGATAAATGAACATCAAGGCCAGCTAAGACCATGGATTCATTTTTTTCACTATCCTTTTTTAATTCATCAAATAATTTTGAATCTTTTTTAATTTCTTCTATTGCATTAGTTACTAACGAATTATAATATTCTTGCTGTTTTTCAGTCAACTTACATTGATGAAAACTCTCTATAAGAGTAGGTAATGTAAAAGCCCAATCTCTACGTTTATGCCTTATATTCTGAGTAAACGGCTGTAAATCTTTTAATATTTCTTCTTGTGCATCTGGTCTAAATAAGGAAGATTTTTCTTCTCTGTATTTATTGTCAAAATAATTTTCATTACCTAATGCGGCAGGATTTACTAAAGCCGTTTGTCCAACTAAGTCGGTTAATCTATCAAAAATCATAGTTCCCGACATAAGGCGTTTAACTTTTGCTGCGGTAAGAAGAACAGCAACAGCAGAGGTTCTAGCAGAACCTATACGTTTAACAAAGTGCGATTCGTCAACACAGCATAATAAATCTTCCGGGGCATTAAATAAGTCTCTAATAAATTCAGCCATATAGTAACGGCTAGTAGTTTTATCGCCATATACCACAGTTTCAGTATGACTTTTTAGAAAAGACATACTAGCTATAAAAATGGTATTTGGGGGAGCAGATAATAGATAACGTCCCAAATTTTTATAATCTGGTGTATCTATATTAGCTCCCTGATGACGATTAGAAACGGTGCGTTCAATATCTCGTAAAATAGCAGTAGTTAACGGTATAGCATTAATAGAACCTTCTGATTTACTATTAATTTCATCTACCCAAGTCCCTACCAAACCATTAGGAGGAACCACTACTGCACGTTTTACTTTTTTAGTTGCTATAGCATTAGTAATATCTAAAATAGAAGTAATAGTTTTTGCACCGCCAGCCTGAATACTAACAAAAGAATTTTTATTTTCAGGTGCATTTAAACAGTTAACCGCTTCTACGGTATGCGGTAATAATACCTTAAGATTTGGAAGATTGTATACAGGAACAGGAGCATCCTTTTTAATGTCTTTGCCCTGATTTACTTCTATTTCTTTTTGATATACCTTAATAAAATGTTCGCTACGTTTAGAATAACGACAAATAAGCCAAAGGCGATAACGTAAAAACTCTATTTTATCTTTATAGGCTATACCCCAATCATCAATTTTAGATAAAGCTCTTTCACACTGCGCTTTAATAAAAGCGCAGCTTGCACGTAACACGGGGCTATCTTTTAAATCAGGATGATCTGGATTACCTATATGTATCCATTTAATGTCTAAACTTATATTATGAATTAAACGATTGAAAGCCTCTACTACAGTATATATTCGTAAATTTTCAAGCGTGCTTTTAATGTTATCATCTAAAGAATCATAAGCATCTGCCGCTAATAGTTCTCTGTGCTCATCATTGTCAATATCAAATTTTTCTCTTACACCATCAGCCTCAATTAAAGTTGGAAAAGATTTAAATCCAGATTCATATACCAAACGAGGAACATCACTAGAAGTAAGTTCTTTCTTAGTATCTCTAATGCCAAATTCATTTGTAAAATTGGTAAGCCTGTCTCTAAAAGCTACTGTTATAGAATTATCATCATATAAAGTTCTATCTAAATCTCTGCCTATAGTTACATCGTTTAAAGGAATAGAACCAGTTAAATTAATAGTTGTTACACCATGTTTAAGATAATCTCTATCAGCAACAGAGTTAGCGTAAGTAAACATACTATTAGCCCAATCAATTAAGACGGGCTTATTAGACATTAAATCATTTTTATCAAAAAGAATCTGATTTTGTTCTTTATCAAACGCATTTCTATAGAGATTTGTGTAAGCCTCAACATTATCCGCCCTACTTTCAGGAACATGGATTACAGTGCCGGATAAACTTTTTTCAGAAGGCCCTACGATAACAAAACCTTCTTTATTAGAACGAGGAGTAATCTTACGTATTTTTGCTTCTTGTTCTATAAGTTTTTTGATTTTGTTAAGAGGTTGAATTTTACTAGGAGGCTTAAAGCCTCCAGTATGCTGATTAACTCTACCAGAGTATTGTTTATGCAAAGCAACATAACGGAAGAAAAACGCCGGAATAAAATCTTCCTCTTTTTCAGAAGAAGTAAAATAATAGGCAACTTCACGCGGCCATTTGATGTAAGGAATTACTTGTAGAGAATAAGATAAAAGCATTTTAGGAGAAGAACTATCTGAAAAATCCCCTTCTGTCTTTTTATCTCTAATAGCCCAATTATTAACAGACTTATTACTCATTGGAGTTGGAGTTAGTATAAGCTCAAAATCTAACATAGAGTCTAATATAGATTCTACACCAGAAGGAACCTTGCGACCCATTGCTGCTTCAGGAGGCATACCGATATTATTAGGACCGGCAGCCCAAGCTTTTTCATCAAAGTGGGAATAAACAGGGCGTAATGTTTTTAACTCTTTAAAAGAGTAGCGCACCCTTAATGTATTTTGATCAAAAACAATAGCTTTTCCAGTGTAACCGCCTACGCCCATTAATTCCTTTGTTAAAGGATCATGGTCATCTAAATTAATTGTTTTATAACTATTTGGTAATTTGTAATCTTTAAAAAATGTCTGAATAATTCTAGCCGCTTTTCTAGTTGCTTCCATTAATTCCGGTTCGGATTGCTGGTTAGCAATAGACAGAACAAAATTGTGATTAGGTAATTTTTGTATATTAGTTTCTAAGTATTCTCCGGCATCTTTTAAATAAGAATTAGGTTCTTCAATTGCAGCTAAGAGGTTTGTATCTCGCCAATTTCTATATACAGAAGCAACCCCTTGATCGGGTTGAGAACCATAGCTTAAATGAAATTCCGCCGCCGAAAAAATATGCCGGAGCATATGAAAAGTATGAATAATAGGCCTATATATAAAATCGTGATTGGATTTAGCAAGAGTTCCAAATAACTTAGAATATTTTTCAACGATTTTTGATTCCGGCGGCATCTTAAATGTAAAGTTTTCCGCCTTTTTACCGGATTTTTTTATACGTTTATTTTCTAAAGAAACAGCGTCCGGTTTACGAGGATTAAATATCTTTTTCTTAATGGTTTTTATACGAGACTTTAATTTATCTGAAACTTTTTTAGGAAGAATAATTTGTTTCTTAGCTGCTTCCTCTATATTTTTTCTGATATATTTACGTGCTTTCTTAAAAGGAGTGCCATTTAATAACATACGAGCCACGACTCCAGCTACTTTAGAACTGTGCATTTCTAATGCGCTATGATTGATACGGGCTTTTTTAAATAAATTCTGTTCTAGCATAACATTGCTTCTTTCAAAATTACCCATAAGAATACCAGATGCCGCTTGATTAATACTCATTACAGTGTTTACCGTTATAAATCATTTTGTTCATAAGAACTAAGTTTTGGTGTAATACCGCTTTCTTCATCCGTTTTACCAGCCCAAATATCTTGTAAAGTTTTAGAATCTCTATTGGCTATATTTGAAATTAGTTCTAAATTTTCTTCTTTTAGAATGGGTTTTACTATTTCTAATAAAGTCTGAGCAAATTTTATTTTTCCGTCTTCGGATAATTGCACAGATATAAACCAGTCTCTATTAAATTGTAAAGTAGCATCTACAGCTTCTTTAAAAGTCTTTATACGATAAATTGAAGATATTATAGTATCTAAATTTTTGTCAAACTGCTTTTCAATTCGTTCTAATCTAGTTGATAAAATATCATTATTCTCAGATAGTTCTAGTTGTTGCATTTTTAACAACGCATTTTCTTTTTCTAAAGATTCTAACTTTTCTTTCAATTCAAAATAAAGTTTTTCATAATCATCTTCATTTTCTATGTCGTCGTTGTCGTCTGCTTTAACAAAATTTTCATCTTTATAAGATAGTTCTTTTATTAAGGTTTTAGCTAGTAAAGGGTTCATTCCCGGATAAAAATTGCTTATTTTCATGGTTAACCAACTTTCGTCATTGAATCAAACGCGTCTTCTACGTTTTTAGGTGCGCGCATACCTACTTCTTTATACCAGCTAGTCATTAACTCAGGTTGAATGTAAGACTTAATGGAAGTATTAATATTTGGTTTTTCATTAAGAAAATGACCAAGAGAATTTGCTACAGGAGTAATAGCCTCTTTAAATAATTTATCAGCTTCTTTTTGATTTAATTTGTTTTTCTTCTTTAAAGCAAGAGCTTTTTTCTTTGCTTCTTCTAGTTCCTTAACGGCAATTTCGGTCCCTCTAAGATAACGAATCATATGATTTTTAAATTTAGAAATGCCGGTTATTTTACGCATCCATAACATAAGTTCATGGGTATTAACACGTCCGGCATTTGGAATAGGGAACAACAAAGAATCTTTTGTAGAATTAGCTTTACGTTCTGCTATGTATGCAAGTAAATTCTTCAATGCTTTTTTATCTGCGTCAGAAGCATTTTTTACTTGTGTTATATCTAAAACATGAGTCTGCTTTTGTCCTGCTTTAGCTAAATAAACTATTTTTGCTTTCTGTGGCGTTGTCGATATAACGTGCTTATTTAACAAAGAAGAAATACCAAAGGTAGTTTTACCTTCAGAAGTTCCTACACGAGCACCTACACGACCGGCTGTCCAAAATAAAGCTTCAACGATTAAACTAAACATACCATGTTTAGTATCTTTTAACTGCGCAGCTTTACGCCATTTAAGTTTTACAGAAGATATATCTTTAATTAAAGATTGCACGGGCTGCCATTTATTTTCTGTTTTAACGTGAGCCGTTCGATTTTTAGTATAAGTTTTGGCAGACTCGCCTTTACCTTCAGCAACTTGTTTTTTAGATTGAGTTTGATAAACGAAAGCTGCCCTAGCGCCTTCCTCACCATAATTCGGATTAATTTTTAAAGTTTCAACACCGGGAGGAACCGCATGAACTCCAATAGAATTGCCGAATTTATCTGTTAGTTCAGAAGAAGTATTTATACCGATATATTTTTTGGTATCTAATAAAGTTTTAGAATACATACGTTCCAAATAACCCTGCGGCCATCCCATCTTTTTAAGAGACGGTATAATTCTTTCTAAAAACACCCAAGGTTCCTTGGTGTCCATAACAATCTTACGAACATCATGCTTAAAACGATTTGCTAAATTTGAATTCAGTTTATTGTATGCCTTAAGTAACTCAGGATTTTTCTTCTTAGCTATTTCCCTAGTTTCAGCCGATAAACCTTTTTCAACATCGCCTCCGAGTTTCTTAAGCATAGTGCGACGTTCACTCATAAGATCTTTGCCTGATCCTCCGGTGTCTTCATCTGTAAATGTGAAAAACGGAGTAAGGTTAGAATCTTTTAAATAAGTAATATATTTAGATACTGCTTTATAAGCATTTTCAGAATTAGGAGAGGACAATAAGGTCAATAAAGCGTTTATGATGTGATACTGACTACGAGATATGGAATCCATATCTGCTTTGATTGAATTACGGTATAAAGAACGAAAACTTTTTAAGAATTCTCCAACTCTTTCGGAAAGTTTTGTCCCATCTTCAGTTTCCTTAGCATCGCCTCTAAGGACACTAGTCTTAGATGCCATGTTATTGAAAACGTCGGCTTTAACTTTATGCTTTTTAATAAAATCTTTCGCTTCTAATAAATATTTATCATAAAAAGGCATCAGTGCCTTAATTAGGGTTCTACGCCGTTTAAGTGCAATGACTGCTAATACTTTAATAAAAGCATCTGTTGCACGCCGAGCCTTATCATCTGCTACAACGATTAATTCATCGTTTACAAATGCAAAGGCCCTTTCCGTTTCAAGGTCGTAAAATCTAACTGCATTTACAGAAGACTTTTCCTTTTGTTTTTTTGCTTCACTTTGAATTTCTTGTTCGTTAGCAAAAACAAAAGTAACTCTTCTAACAGGATTCTTTTTTAAAGAAGCAATCGCTGTTATGGGTTTTTTATTAAGATTAAGTTTGTAAGATGTAAAGCTACTAAGCATAATTTTAACCTTTAAACAACAATAAAAATTCCGATGGTGCAAGTTATCCAAATTATCAAACTAAGATAGAAAGGTGAAAAACCTTTCTTAACATGTCTTTGCTTTTCAAAAGCAAATACTTGAATTGTATGCCCAACACTTATTAAAATTACGCCTAGAATAATTAAATGAGCCAAACTATCGTTTTGCATCCACTCATAATGAAGATTTCCTGTTATAAGTTTATTAATGGCGGTTAATCCAAACATCAATAAACCTAAAAGGCTTGTTAAATAACCTATTTGAAAAATCATTGGATTAGTTGTTTTAGGCTCGACCGGTTCTCTTAAATGAAAGATCTTATATAAGAATAAAATTACTCCGGGTGAAAACAACATAATTAAAATAAAAGCGTGCATTAACCAAGATATTTGTAAACTAACAACTAATTTATTAAAAAAATCTTGAAAATTTTCTACAAAACTAGTAGTAACTAGAAAAAAGGACATTGTTAAACTCTTATTTAATCTTGTTTACTTAAATTATTATGATTATTTTTATGTAACCCACTATCTTCCATGGAAATAGATAAAGATCTACCTATATTATGAGCTACTTCTTTTACGTTATTTACAACACAATCCAATACTTTTGTAAAAGCTTCTGTAGAGCCGTCTAAAACGCTAGAAACTACAGAAATATCTATTTTTCCTTTTTCATCTACAATTTCTTTTTTATTTTCACTTTCTTCTATTTGTCTTTTTCTTTTATCAGTATAACTTTGTTCTAGTCGTTCAAGAACATTTGATATACTTTTATTTGGAGAAGAAGAAAGTTTATGAGACATGGCTACAACGCCGGGGGTTATGTTATAAGATAAAAATTTGTGTTGAGACATTTTTAATTTCCAAATTTTTATCGTTACAACTTATTAAGGATTATTAAACGATTGTCCTTGACCTAACTGCACATTAGGTCTAAAGATTATATCCATTACGGTAGAAACGCGAGTAAGAGTATTCAATACACTATTACTCATTTCAGATATTTTGATTACTGTAGATACCTGCATTTTTTCTAAATCTTCTTTATTTTTATCAAATATTATTTGAAGATTATCTGAATGTTCTTTATCTTTAGATAAAAGAGCGTCCTGTAATTTACCTATGCGTTTAATTGAAAAGTATAAGGCAATTGAAAGTCCTATAACCATAAATAACAGCAAAAAAAGAGATATGCTGTATTCCATTACTTTAGAAAGTATCTGTTGACTTCCTGCTATGGTAGTTTCCATTTAAACCTTCCTCGCAACGAAAAATTTTAATGTATAATTTGCCGCCCCAAATTAATACAAAACTTTTCGTAACTAACTCTGTCCTACTTAAAATTAGATTTGCCGACTTCTTTTAATGAAGAGTAAATATGATTACATAAGCTTTCTATTGTTTTTCTTATATCTCGTATGTAATGTTCTATTATTACAAAATCTCCTACATTTCGAACCATATTATGAAGTTTCTTAGTTCGTTTTAAAATTTCATTATTATCTATACGATTATCTTTTGCTTTTAATGAATCTTCTAAGGAATTTACTTCTCTAGTTACGTCGTCTAATAATAAAGCTACTCGTTGTTCTCGTAATGTTTGAACAGAATGTAATACGTTTTCAAAAGCTATTTTTGTTTTAAGGGCAAAGCCTGCTGCCTTAAAAGACTTATCCGGCGGCAAAGAACTCTTAGGAACCATAACAGGTTTTAGAGAAACTGCATCTTTACGAGGAACATCAACTTCATTATTAATGAATGACTGCTTGTTCCATACAACTCTATTTTCGGGAAGATCCTTTTGGGTTATAGGTGTAACATAAAAAGGGTCTTTAACAAAAGGCTTCTTTAAAGGTGTTTTGTCATTCTGTTTACTAGTAGATTTTTTCACAGCCTGTTTTTTAGAAGAAGGTTTTATTACCGACTTTTTTCTTTTATCCTTAACAGTAGAAATTTTCTTAGCCATAGAATTATTCTTTATATTTAGCTAAACGAGACAAAGAACGGGCAATTTCTTTAGGGCCATCGTCAAGCTTTAAACATTTAGAGAAAAAGTCGTTATTAATAATACCAGAATCAGTATCAACCATAGCACGTAATTTTTTAGCAAGATCTTTCATTTCGTTTTTATCAGAAACTTTTTCTGCAGCATCTACCATTTCTTCAATTTCGGTTATCTTTTTAGTCAAATCAAATTCTTTAAAAAATTCAATTATAGCCCGATATTCTTTAATTGCATTTTTACGATGTTTAGGAGGAGAAGGATCAACTGCCTTCTTTTTACGACCGGCAAGTTCTTCCATAGAAGAAGCCAATACAGAAGCAAATGTTTTATTAACTAGCATAGTATTTTTCTTTCGTAAAACTTTATCGGTTAAGGCTGCTTTTTTTGATTTGTAAACAAGGGCATCTAATACGTCGGTAGACGCATTAACAGCATGACGTTGTTTTTTATCATCTAATAATGGACCGCAATATTCATAATCAAATTCTAATGGAAAAGTAGGAAGGCTTATTGCCTTAAGATTCTTATTATTAATCAAGACTTCTTTATCCTCACCAACAGTTACGTGAGCTACATAAGAAGGAAAGTCGGAAGTGCATCCCAAATCTTTTAACATTTCAAAACGATTATGCGCTTCATAAAATTCCATTTCAATAACGATAGCAGAAGGCCCTAATTTTCTAAGCCTGATTAATCTCTGTGGAGATAAAGGTTTTTTAAATAAACCAGCGCCTTCAAAATAATTCTTTTTTGCGTCTAAAATCATGGGTGATGTTTTAGACATAATAATAGTGCAATGCATGTAGTTAGCGGGCTTCACATTAGGAATTGAATTGTCCCTAGCCCACTGTTCCAATTTTACGGCGCAGCTTCTTTTTAAAGACCAACAAACATAAATACCAGAAGAATATATACTTGCTTCTGGATATTCTATAGGAGCTAAACGCTTAATTCGGGAATTAGGTGTCACTCCAGAAAGAGTTTCTAATCTATTTAAAATATTTTTATGAGAATATGTTAAAAATTTCTTTTTGTTACTAGCATCGTCATGTTCTGGATCGTCCGACATTGATTCTATCATTCCAAAAATTTCTTCTAAGTTACCGCTTTTTATATAATCAGCTAAAACAGGAATTAAATTATTCAAAGCAGGAAAATTATAAGAATTACCTTCATCTTCATCTGAGGCTTTTGAAATTCCTAAACCACCAGCAATCATTTGCATTAGGCCTGCACCTAACACTAACTGGATTGAAGTTGGTAAAGCTACAGCTAATGCGGTTACGCCAGCTACAGCACCACCAACTAATAAAGCGTTAATAGTAAACGCTCCCAATTTACCTAGAAAAGAATTTAGTTTATAATTAAAGTTAACTGGGTTCTTAGCAGAATTTAAAAGAGTTTGGGCTTGCTTCTCTGCTTCTTTAACTGGCATACCAAGTTTTTTTGCCAATTGAGAAGGCCGCATTTTAGCGGTCTTAGAAGCCGCTTTCGTTCTAGTTTTTGAATTAGCTTTACGCGCTTTAGAGTTAATAGACTTAACAGCTTTTTTAGTTTCTGTTCTTGTTTGTTTTACTAAAGCTGCTTTAATGGGTATATTTTTATTAGGAGATTTACTCTGAAGGGCCTTATGACGTTCTAAAACTTTTTCAACTTTATTTGGATTAGCTGGTTTCTTCCCGCCGCCATTTTTCATTCTAGTTTTAATATTAGCATTACGTTTATTAATATCTTTTTTTACTATAGTTTTCGTAGTTTTTGTAGTCGGAGATTTGGTCTTCTTAATGCTACCTCCACTACCGACTTTTTTCTTTTTAGGTTTGGAGACTAGTTTCTTACTAGTTTTAGAACCTTTAGCAAGTTTAGCTGCTAAAATAGTATGAAAGTCGTTCATGGTGCGGCACTCTTATAAAAAGTATCACTTAAAATTAGATAAAGATTACAGACTATACTTCTTTTTGAATTGTTCGATAGTTAATAATGGAATACCCATAGATTTAGCTTTATCGGATTTTAAAGTCTTATTTCCAGTCCATATAACGTGGGAAGTATTTTTAGAAACTGAACCTCCTATAGAACCACCATTATTAACAATAATATCCTCTAAAAGTGTATCTCTTATTCCTGTAAATACTACAGATGCTCCAGACAGCTTATTTGATTTATTTTTTGTTTTAGTTGGATAGACTCCGTTCACATACGGCTCTAAGCTTTTCTTAAATCTAAGAAACGGTTTAATGCCCTTAGCAAACTGCTTTCCCCCTTCGTAGGAGAAACCTGATATGGTTGCTATTTGTTCTGCTATTTCTCTAATAGTTTGACCATTCCATCTTAAGGTATTACGTCCAAATCTTTCCAATATAGACTTAAATCGTCTAGTTCCAAAATTTCTCCCAAACATATTAGAAGCATACATTAAACGATCCATTGGAACCGCTTGCAGTTTTTTAAATTCTTCTATTATGTTATTAGCAGACTTTTCTCCCATTCTTTCTACTTTCATAAGATCATCAAAATTCATTTTGACGATTTTTTCTATGGAGTTAAAACCCGTATTATAAAAAGCACGAACGGTTTCTTCCTTAATACGCTCTACTCCGCATTTTTCAAGAAAATGTAAAGTATTTTTAATCTCAACGTCTTCAGAAAAAACTTTTTCCCCTAAAACGTAGTCTACAGAAGTTTCATTTAAATGATAGTCTCCAAATTTTTTCTTATCTGGTGAAGCTATAGCAACTCCAATAGAAACGCCTTTTATAACACGCATAACATGCGGAATTACTTCTCCGCTGCGTGTTAATTCCACTATAGCTCCCGGCCCTATACGGTTTTGAATCACAAAAGCGGCATTAAAAAGCGTTGCGCGAGAAACTGTTACACCGGCCAATTTAACGGGTTTTATTATTGCTACTGGTTTTAACTGCCTATGACGAGATACATTCCATTCAACGCTTTTTATAGTAGCTTGAGTTATATTATCTAATTTGGGTGGTTTGTATGCTCTAGCAAATTTTGGATTTAAAGAGTTCGTTTCGTAGCCTATTTTCTTTCGTTCTTTAGGATTATTCGCTTCTACTACCAATCCATCCATATCAAAATCTAAGCGTTTTTTAAATTCTGAAAGAATATTATCTAATGATATAGAATCATCAACTGTTATATAAGGAACCGTTTTAAATCCTGTCTTTTTCAAGCTATTTAGCATTTCACTTTTTGATTTAGCTTGATAGTCGGAATCAAAAACGAAAAAAGAAGTTTCTTCCAGTTCACTTAAACTAGAGTTCGACCTGTTAACAACTCCCGCCATCATATTACGGGGATTAGCATACGCCCCTTCAAATTTTTGTATAAAAGTTGAATTTTTTATTAGTAACTCACCGCGCACATGCAAAGGTTCTTTTATATTTATACTCTTAGGAATGTCTTTGACTAGATAAGCATGTCTAGTAATATCTCTACCTTTTATACCATCACCTCTGGTATAAACATTTGTAAGTAAGCCTTTTTTATAAACAACAAGAGCCGATATGCCATCTAATTTAGGAGTAGCTATTTTTGCGGTAATTTTATTCTTTTTGGCCCAAACAAAAATACCTTTAGAAGTGTTTTCTTTTTCAAGAGAACCCATTTGTTGGGGCAAGGTTATTTTTTCTTTAGAACGCGGTGCAGCTCCTACTGTATTATCGAAGGGCCATTTTTTACCATATATTAAATATGTTTCTTTCCAGTTATCAAATTCTTGGTCTGTTAATTTAGATTGAGTGCTACCGCTATGATAGGCAAAATTTTGTTTCTTCAAAAAAGAATCTATTTTTTCCCAATCAGGTTCTTTATCTTTAACATAATGTGTAGCTAACACAAATGTCATAGGATCGCGTGTTACGTAATACGAAAGACCGTTGGAGGTCTTAAATTTTAGAAGCCTCACATTATTAGTGCGAAGCTTTTTCATAACTTGAATAAAGTTATCAACGCGACTTGACTGTTGTGTTTTAATTACCGCTTTCGACTTGGCTTTATTTAAAAGCTTATTGACAGCTTCAGAAACATTGTTTTCAAAAAAAATAGTCTGCACCCTATCTGGATGCACACCAACAAAAACTTCATTAGTAACTACGGCAAAAAAGGGTGCGGGGGCATTTGCCCCCACACTAATTCGCATTATTCTGTTACGATTGTCTTTAATAGCTGCACGTCTAAATTCAGATAGGCGCGGCTTTAAAAAATTTGGTGTCTTAATTGGCATTTATATAACCTTAATAATAGACACAACGCTTTTTATTATAGTTTATCCATCTTCAAGATATTTTATAGAACCTTTGCAATTATTTATTAATAAATACTTATTTTTTAGGGTCCGTATTTATACTTGTAATTACTTTATTAGGAAACTGAGGAACGCTTATCATAGATCCATCCCATCCATCTAAAGGATCTTTAGATGTAGGTGGTGTTGATGTAGATATAATGGCCTTCTTTTTTCTGTTACGAAGAATAAAGCCTACTACTACAAAAATAACTAGAACGCCTACTGCAACAAAAGGAATAAATCCGTCCATAGCACGATCCTTTCCAGATTACTTACTTGATACTTTATAAACAACATCTATCATCTTATTAATAGGCAAAGATAAAAGCTTTCTTTGATTATCAATGGATACTCGTTTCAATATACTAATAACTGTATGGGCTGTTAGCATATCTATAGTTTTACCGTCAACTTTACCCATCTGTTTTTCAGTTACAATTTTGTTTAATGCTTCAAACCTCTTTTTTGCAGGAATTGGGTAACTAGAAGTATCAAAATCAGAAGATTTTATAGCGTGTTTGCGTATTTTTAATCTCTTACGAACTTCAGAAGGCTTATTTTTTCGTAATTGTTTAGCAATACGCTTAAGATAGATTTTAATACGTTCCAATTCATTAGAAGCATTTTTAACTAACATATTTTTGTTAGGGTCTTTAGAAAATTCTTTTTTAATATTTAGAATATCATTAGTAATCGTTTTTAACTTGTCCAGTAAATAACGATTATAATTAGCTAACATTCTTTTTGTTAAATTTTGAAGATCCTCCTTCGCATCTTTTTTAAATGTTCTTGTAGGTTCTACTCTGTAATTATACAAAGATAAAAGGAGGTTTTTCATCTTACTTTTTCTTTCTATTGCGAACAGTTACAATGGCATCATAAACTGCCTTATTAATTTGTTTAAAGAAGGTATTATTGCTGTCAACTTCTTTTTTGAACTTATTGAATATAGCCTCAATTTTATCTAGAGGAATTTTAATGGGGAAAGGCATATAAAGATTAATATCTGTAAATGAAAGAATGTCATCTACGAACTTATTCATTTTAGATTTATAATTGGATGTGTAACACTTATACTTACCATCCTCTATTATAATAAGACAGCCTTTATATTTTACATAAGCCGAAAAAGCTTCAGAATATGGGTCATTATTCTTTTTCTTATCTTGAGGAACAAATTTTAAATCACCAAAAATTTTAGAGCCGGGAAGATTTTTCTTAATTTCCTTCAAAATAAGAACATGCTCTCCTACATCATTAGGAACATTATAAGAAATACGGTTACTACTACCAACTTTATGTTTAGCAGCAGTAGTTTGATATACACGAAGTTTATTCATTAGCGTTTTCCTTTAAAGTGCGAGGGTTTACGAGAAGCTTTTAAATTATTGCAGCGACGACACTCTTCACCCAAATTTAACAGAGTGTTTCGTCCCCCTTTAGATAAAGGAACACAATGACCAGCCTCTATAGGATTATCTTTAGTAGGCGTGCAGCCGCAACGTTTACACTTTTTAACAACAACTGTTTGCTTACGTAAATTAGACCACGTAGCGCGATCTGGATAACGATCTTTCCAATTATTGCCTGTTATTTTTGCTACACGATAACCTTTTGATCCACTTCTACCGTAAGCCATGCGTTTTAATTAAGTTATGTTATTAGAAAAAACCATGGCTTTTTTATATTTCATAATATTACCTTCTTTTTTTACGCATTTGTTTTGGTTTAGGTTCAGTCATTAACGCAAAAATATCATCGCGCACTTTTTGTAAAGTAGTTTCCATAAATTGAGCGTGGTCTTTAATCATTTCATCAATTAAATCTTTAGCTTTAGAAGCTTTTTTACCAGCAATATTGACTAAATTTCGTTTTACATAAACTGCACGTTGAACCATATTACGAGCAACGTTACGAAAATTTTCCGAAAATATATCAACAACTTTTTCAGCTTGATGCCCTAAGTCAGCCACCAAGCGCATATCATTTTCTATTTCTCTTATTTGAGATACTAAAGAATTATAAGCGTAAGCTGCTCGTTCGTTACCAAAACGTTGGTAAGTTTCTTCAGCGCGCGGTAACATATTAATAGTCATGGACCGCATAGAAGATAAAAGTTTTGCGGACTGTTTGTCTGAATAACCGCTACTTCTAGCAACAGATAAAAGACGTTTACGTTGTTTGGCTGTTTTCTTTAACAGCTTTTCAACTTTATCCGCTTCTTTAGCAAGAGCTTTTTCAGATTTCAAAGTCGAAGTAGAAAAAAGAGGATTACCCTTTTTTTTATTTTCCGGTTTTGTTTTCCACTTATCTTTTGTTTTGGGGTGGTCTCTTACAACAATACTCACTTAAGTTATCCAACTAATAGCATATCTACAGTTAAATTGGTAGTTCCGTCACCGGCTTCTATTTGAGCTACAATATATCCATTAGTTAAGTTTGTTATTACAACGGGAGTTGCGTCAGTTATAGTAGCTAATAATCCCCATGACGACTTAGGTGCATTAAAAGAATGACCTAAATATATTTTTACGCTACCAGCTACGCCAAATGTTCCCCTAGCTTGAAAACGCGCTGTAGGGTCTTGAATATTAATAAAAGCAGGAGCACCCAATTGATTTGGGTGCTCCGAAGACATACCTAAACCAGCGTTTGTAAGAAGGCGCATCGAATTAAACCTTTTAATTCTCGTTGTAATTAAATGCAGGCCCTAAAGATTTTATATATTCTTCATGTTGCCCGTATGAAGTTTTATCATATGATTCTAAGGCGGCTGTTAAGATTCTTGTTGCGGCTAATCTAGGTATTTTAACAAGAACTTTTTGAATAACGTTATTAGAAGAATCTCTAATACTTTCACTTAGAAGAACAACAGGTTTATTATCAAATACCGGAAGTTTAACTTCTAAATTAATTCCCAACTTATTTTCTAGTAAAATGTTTCCATGATTCATACCTATCATTTTAAATGAGCTAACTTCGGTAAGCATCCGGAAAAAAGAAAGAATATCTTGAATTTTGTTACCGGCACGAATAAGATTTGCAGTAGCTAATGTTAGCCAAGAAAAAATAATCGGCTCTGAAACAAAAGAAGTCATCCACGAATTGAAAGCTTTTACAACTTCAGCATTATATGAACCAGCATTTTCTTCTACGCTGGCAACTTCAACTTCCTCTAAGTCCTCATTACCTTCTTCGTCATACGAATCGTCGTTGGGTTTTATGTTCTTTTTCTTCTTAGATCTACTGGCACGACGTTGTCTCTTTTTCTGAGCGCGTGCTTCTTCAATTTCTTCTAACTCTTCAATTTCTTCGCGCTCTAACGGTTTACCGTCTCTAAACTTGAATAACAACTTATCAAAGGATAAAAGAAACTGTGCAAATTTAGATAGATCGTCTTCAGAAACATAATCTGCAAAAACACGCTGAACTAACTTAGCAGAATCAGGGTCTATTAAAATTAAAAGTTTATTATCTTCTCTGGCCGGATCATCAGGTTCACCTTCAGCAACTTCTTTAGTTTTATTAATATCTGCTGCGGCTGCCTTAGCAAGCAGATGAAGAAGTTTAGACGATTTATATTCGTCTTTAGAGTGAGCTAAAACAGAAAAAGAAACTTCAATAGGAATGTTAGATGAAAGTTTTCTTTGATTATCCATATATTCATCAACAGAGGCGGCTGCTTCTTGCGCTCTAGTAATACGCTCGTAATCAATTACTGGAAAAGTTATACCAAGCTTTTCGTGCAAACCTTCGTTAGCTTTAGCAGTCTGCTCCAACATACGAACTATAAATTCATGAGGAGTAGGCTCATTAGAAATATTAGAAATATTAGATTTTTCATTATCAAAATTATCTTGCTTATTATCATCTTGCTTATTATTTTCTTCTTTTGCAACAACTTTAATTAAATTTTTAGATAATGTTTTAGCAATAAGATCAACAGTATAAGTTTTGTTAATGTTATTAGCTAAAGTTCTAGCAATTAAAATATGGCTCATTGTGTTGTTGCCTTTGTTAAAAGATTACTTGGTCTTGCAATTAATAATTGTAAATTGAATTTTAAGATCTTTGCCTGCTCCCTGAAGATTTACGCTACCACGGATTTCATAATGTTTAGCTAACTCTGCCCTAAACATCGTTATGGTAGTATAAGGAGTTCCAACTTTTATTGGAATTTCTACTTGCTGACCAAGGCTAACTCTTGTAATATTTATAGTTGTTTTAGAAGATGGTAATCCACTACGTTTTAAAATAGTTGATATTTTACTTAGTAATTGTTTTTTAGTTAATCCTTTAGCAAGGCGTCCTAAGGAATGGTTAGTTGACCTAGCTTCTAAAATAAAAGCATGGTTTTGTTTCAAAACAGCATAGGCTGTCTTGGGATTTTCCAAGACAGCCTTAGCAAGAAACACCATTTCATTTTCTCCGTGAGATAAAAGATCAGAAGCATTTTGGCTGCTGAGTTTATCTAAAGCTTTTACTATTAATTGAGCATCATTTTTATTAATGCTCAAGTGTGTAGGAGTTCCTGCCGGGCTAGAAGCAAGAATTCTTAAGCTTTTATTTAAAGTGCATGTCGATAAATTATTCATAGTTAACGCCCTCTTGTTTCCCACAAAACTTAACTAATATTTTTCGACATGCTGAATTTTTAACCGCGCCGTTTACTAGTCAAGAAAGACTGGAATCCTTCAATAAGAGCATTATTTTCACCGTAATAGGAACGTAAATAGTTTATATACTGCTGAAGGGCATCACTAGCAGTAGCTTCTAAACTTGTAGTTCTAAAATCTACAGCATTGGTGCTGGCAAGAATAGCAACAGAGGGAGCGGTTACTAGTTCTTTTTTATCTTTTGAAACAACGCCTATAGTTTTATTTTTATCATTATAGGAAGCTGCTAAACCAAATTCTACAGAAGCGGTGTCTTCGTTATAATAAGCAACAAAATCACCAGCTTCGCACGGAAGCTCTTTATAAACAGAAGCAAGAGCACGTTTTAAATTTGGATTATAAGCGCGCTTCAATATTTCTGTTTGATCCTCTTCGGAAATCTGAACGAGGCGGCGATTATCGCCTTCTCCAACTAAACGCCAAAGATCGTCTGACGCATCCTTAAATACATTGGCACTAATAACGTGCTTATCTTTAAGATTTTCATCATTGTAAGCAAGAGAAACAGTGTTACGTTTAACAGCTACGCGGAAACGAAAACCAGTTTCATCTATAGGAAAAAGACTACCAGCAACCGCTGTATAATTATCTGAATTAGTTACCTCTTTAAGATAAGAATTAACACCGGCAATAATCTCTTCGCCGGTATGACCTAAATTGGAATTAACTTCAAAATCAAAAATAGAATCTTTATTTAATTTGTGAACCTCGGCAACAGAAATTCCAACCGGAACGGAAGCCAAACCAGCAATAGAAGCAGTTGCTGTGAGTAAACGCGAAAGTTTAGACATACTTTTCTCCAATGAAATGGTGTTAGTTATCTTTCTAGCTAAGATAAAACGTAAGTGTGGGCTTACGTTTTTATGCTACATATAAAATTAGATTATCTATTCCTTGAGGAATAAGAACCAATAAGTAAACCTCCTCTATTATAAAGAGGTGGGCTCCAATTAAAAGATGCTCCAACATTTACACCCAATACACCAGCCGCACCACGAATTCCACCTTGCCTATTCCATTGTCTTTTAACACTAGGAACGTCTGTATCTATATAATTTTGAATACGGCCTAATTCTGATTCTATAAATTGCGTTCTATCCATATCTAAAGATACAGACTGTCCTCCGAAATTAAAAGTAGCTTGGCCTTCTGCACCTAATTGCGCGCGCAAAGCATTATAACAAGAACATTCAAGCACAGGGTATCTGAATATATCAGGAAGGTTTTTCATAGTAAAATTTGTAAGCACAGGCTTTTTGGCATTAAACATAGAAAGACCCTGATCTAAATATTTTAAAAGATCGGTATCTAAATATGTTAGTGCAGGATTATAGGATTGATTACGGGCTTTATCTATGCGAGCACGAATTTGATGCAGCATATCAAGTATACGTGCATTAATAGCATATAAATAATGAATCACGTAAGAATCTCTAACACCGTCATTATATACCCACTTTATTTGATAAGGCATACAATTAAGGCCCGCAACTACTAATGTTGGTATTGTTGCTGCGCTTTTATGATTAAATACTTGCACTGAAGCATCTGATACAGAAGGAGCAGTCGGAAGAGAACCAGAGTCGTAAATAAGAGTTCCTAAAATGTCTGAAACAGAAACAGATAAAGAATCTATCTCTATATTGGCAGGAATAATTAATGTGTCTTCAAAAAAAGTCTGTTCTATAACCAGACGTTCATCAATATCTGTATATTGAGAACTAAAATCTATATTAGATTTTACGTCAAAGAAATCTGTTTGAGTATAGCGATCACCAGAAGCAGACTCTTTAACTGACCAAACTATTTTATATTTTTGACCAGCTTTACCTATAGGAGAATTTGTAGGTATAGTAAATCTTGTGGTCCATCGTGCTAAATTAAAAGCATCCTGTGAACCAAATCCAGATAAAACTAGCGCATCATTAAAATCTCGTATTTCGTATTTCGGTGGCGCAGCAACTACTAATCCCGAGCCCGAATCGCTACGGAAAAAGATTTCCGTTTCAAGTTCTTGTCCTAATACAGCTTCTACTAGTTTCATTTTAATTTACTCAACCGTAAAAGGCTAATAGGGCTTGATCTATTTTATTAGGATTAATACTCTGACCAAAACGTTTATAGAATTCCGTAATAAATATACGACTAGGATTACCTACAGATTTCTTTTCAAACTTAAATTCAATTAACCTATTTTTTACATTTTTGGGTGATACTATAACGGAACCCGTTAAAGCATAAGAAACACCATCTTTAGCCTTAACACGAGAAACCCAATCTTTAATTTCTGGAAAAGTTTCTGTTAAAATTGTTTGTAATTCTTTAAGTGTATTTATAGGTTTAGCTTTTTTACCAATAAGGGCCAATCTTACAATAGTATTTTTACCATTTTTAGATATAGTTAGTTCCTTAACGCGAAATTTTTCTATAAAAGGAGTCGTAATAATTGTTACCTTTTCGACTTTAGAAGACTTATTTTTTGACAAATCCAACTCAGATTGTAATATATTTATAGCATTATTAGTAGATACAAAAGATTGCCCGTAATTATCAGAACGAAGCTGTTTTACAGAAACAGGCTCGTTATATACAGATATAAAGAAATTAAAACGCTGTTTTGTTTTCGCTGGAATCGCTACTATATAAACATAGTAATTTAGTTTTAATCCACTTACACGAACACCAGAAATTTTTATTTCGCTTATATATGAAACGGAACCATTTACAGTATCAACCTTATAATAAAAATCTACTCCCTCTTTAGAGAGTTCGCTATCTCTTGCCCATTTAACTACACGTTCAGTATGTAATTTTAAGCTTGTAGGTAAGGCCGATTGAACTTTACTATCTAATATGTCTTTAGCTTCTTCGTCTAAATCTTTTATTTTTGTTATTAATTTATCAACCAATACTTTCATCTTTGTTGCTATTGGATATTTTTCATCAAAATATTTTAACAACAAAGCTTTTATATTAGTTAAAGCATCTAATTTACCTTTAGCGTCTTCTATAATTTTATTTATATTATCTGCTGGCGAAATCGGTTGTTTCTTTTTTTGTTGTTCTATTTTTTTATCTACGTAATTAGAGCGTCCTCGGGTTTGAAATTCATCAAACAAAGAGCCGCCTGCCATAGCTCGTTGTATTGCGCTACGAATTTTTTGCACGTTTATAGAACGTTTTTCTATATCTAAACGCGATCTTAAATCAATAATTGATTTTGCAAGCGTAGTTAACGCGCGTTGCATGTCTTCTTGATTTGAAAACGATCTAACGTTAAGAGTCATAACAATTTCTTTACAAATTAAGATTATTAAATTGAGTAAGGCGGCAGTTTCAAAAGAGAAACTGCCGCCTTAAACAAATTTAGTATCCCAAGCTAAAATTACTTCTTTTTAGCGGGGCGGCCACGGCCACGTTTGGCAACAGTCTTCTTAGCGGGACGGCCACGTTTAGCCGGCGCTTTTTTAGCCGCAGTCTTCTTACCGGCGGGACGACCGCGCTTTCCAGAAGTCTTTTTATAAACACGGGTGCGAGAACCCTTACGGGGGCGGCGGCCAGCTTTAAAACCCTTCGCGTAAAACGACGTATTAGTTGTGCCGTATTTATCTTTAAGAGTCTTTCTATAAAAAGCACCACGCACCTTATCATACATGCGAAGCTTGCTCGATTTACGAGTAGCCGCAAAATATTTACGGGCATAAGCTTTAACAGCTTTAGGAAGGGCGGGGCGAGCCGCTTTAGTAAGCGAAGAGTGCTTCTGACGATATTTAGCAATACGCTGCTTGATCTGACCTTCACCAAGCTGCCACGCATAAGGCTTTTTACGCTTCGCCCACTTCGACGGATCAGGACGGCGCTTGTGGCCTTTTCCTTTAGCTGCAACGACCTTAGCTTTCTTAGTCGTCTTTACAGATTTAGCCGAAGATTTAGCAACCTTTTTACCAGCCGCTTTTTTCTTACCACCGGGAAATTTAGCAGCGCCCATCCCGGCCTTCTTGCCTTTTGCTTTAAGCAAACGAGCCATTTAAGTTATTCCTTTTCTAAAGGGGTGAAGAAACCGAAAGCTTTTAGCCGGGATTCTTCGGGTTCAAGTTAAGAGAATAAAGTCAAAACTTAGTTTGCGCTTTATGCTCTCATATATAATTAGACTCTTTCGAAAAATATAAAAACTAAGTTTGCTTTTATATTTGATTATTAATCAATTCACGATTTGTAATAGTAAATTCTGTAGGTAATTTACTTCCATTAAGAATATTAAAATAACCAGCACAATTCATAGAAAATCTAACAGCAGGCACATTATAAGTATTCATTAAATTATTAGTTTTATCAAGCCAATATAAAAGAAATGTATATACTCCAACTTTTGTAATCATATTATCTATACTAGAATCAGTGAAATAGGGTTTGGTATCAACAGCACGTAACATGGAAGAAGAATACGGACCGTTTGTTCCTCTATCTATTGCTGGTATTGAAAAAGTTGTAAATACTATAGGTTTAGACATTGCCGCCCAAGAAGTAGCTGCACTATCAATTCCTGAACCATCGATTGTGATATGAGAATTTGAAACCCAAGAAGAAAAGGCTTTTTTACGTTTACGCCAATCTCCAGAAATGGGTGTGCGTATACCATTTGTTCTGTTAGGTTCACTAGAATAATAATAATCATAATGTATGCCGCCTTTCAAGGTGGCATTTAAATAAGTTGGGTCGTATAATGAGGTATAAGCAAGTTGGTCGGTAGAACCTTCAGTTGCCCAATCGGTCCATTCTAAATCAAACTTAATAGCTACAAAATCAATATTCACGTTTGACCATAAAGCATCTAACGGAAACGATAATGCCTGACCAGAAATTTGTCCACCATATTCAAAAGAAGATGCTTCATAAGATACTAAACAATTTAAGGTTTCTTTCGCGGCTTGAGCTAACGTTAATAAATGTGTTATTGCTTCAGGAACATTGATTGTTAAATTACGAAGATCCGATCCTATAATAAAAGCATCTACACCACCAGCAATATTCGATAACAAAATATAATGAATAATGAAACGGGAATAAGTAAATCCAACTTTATTAGAAATAGTCGTCAACTCTAATTCATCCGCCGTAAAATCAGGAATTACATGAGTTCCAAAAAACGTATTTACGTTAACAACCTTATTTACATCCCCGTCGTAATTTATGTTATTAGCATTAGGGTATCTCGGTTGAACCCCTCCGCCTATAGCAGGTAATGCTTGTGCATCTGTTATGTCCATTAATATTTTAGGTTTTATTCCAACCTTATAACCATTTGCTTTTAAATAATTTATAGCTTCTACAAAAGATTTATCACTAAATGTTCCATCATATGCTGGCTTAGAATTAAAAGAGGATATGGCAGAAACATCAGAACGAGATAAATTATTTACTACCCAAGAATAAGGTGCAGTTGTATCTACAGTATTTTTAACCTTTGGAAGAATTTGACATGATCCTGCACGTAAATCTGTTCCAAACCAAGAAGGCTCTAACCATACCCAAGTTAAGTTTGGATAATTTCGTTTAAAATGATAAACAGCAGCTTCTAAATAAGTTAGACCATCTTCGTTTACGTTATCGAAAATGTTATTACGTTTTACTTTTGAAGTTCCTATACTAAATTCTCCAGTTTGCGGATTCAAAACCAAAGAACGTATTAGCAAGCGCGCTTTTTCCTGAATACCTACTAGTTTGTCAACATATGTCATTACATCGTTTTTAGTAAACGTCTTTTCTTGATGCGGCTGCATAGTAGCAAAAGACAATCCAAATTCAGGATCATACGCTACACGTAAAACATGAGCCGTTTCGTGATTCAAAATAAGTCTTAAATTTACTTGCCAGCCTAAAATTTGTTGTTTAGATGTTTTAGCATCAGTAACGTCTAATACTCTCCATAATCTATCATATTTCAAATCTAAAATATAATCTAAAGGCTTAATATTTTGATGAGAAGGCGGGAGAACAACCGACATACTTGTAGGAGTTTCAAATATAGCAAGATTACCGTTTTCAGATAATGGCGGCATCTGCATCTTATTCCAGTCTTTATACTGGAGTGTTATCTCAACATGAGTAAATGCAACAGTAGCACTCAAATCATTTGCCGTAGCATATACGCGTAAAATAAGTTTCGTAGGTAAACCTTTAAACGAATTAAGAACTTCAACTGTAAGTTCTTTCCATAAATCTTGTGTTTCTTGAAATGGTTTATATTCTAAACGAACGTTCTTAGCAGGGTTTTGATTATTTCTAACGGAAACAGATAAAGCTTTTTTAAAGTGTGTGGGAACTTCCCATAGCCATTGCACGTAAGCGCCTGACATGGCGCTTGATAAAGTAAACACATTTGGCGATTTAAGTTTATCAATAGAAAAACCGGTCACTGAATAAACAGGAACTTGACCAGACGCATCAAATATAATTCTATCTCCGCCTGTAAGACGATAACCGTTTACATATCCCGTATCTAAACAAATACCACATTGAATCTCGCCGCTAGATAACGGCTTACCTAAAAGATCAAGAATATTTTGTGTATAAGTATTATCGCTTAAATCTACGGGACCAAAATCTTCATCATTAAAATCAATAGTATAAGCCGCTTCATCAACTTCTGCGTCACGAACTTTTCCTGAAGAATATGAATCATCTTCGTTTACATAAATTCCATCGTCCCTAGAATGTCTAGAACTTTTTACACCCCTAACAGTAAGTGCATCCCAAGGGTCGGATATAGAAGGAGAATATGAAGGATCATCGCTATTAGAAAGTCCACTTGAATTTACACCAGTGCCGTCCGCTTGTTCCGGCTTTACGGCTTTACAAGTGCAAACATAACCTTCCATAGCACGTCCCCAATGAAGGTAACGCACGCCATCTACTTTAAAAGCTTCTATATATTGACGATTAGCACGGTTTACAGTAGCATCCAGAGCATCTTGAACAAAAGGCAATTCATTTTCTGCGCGCCCGTAATTTTTAGGGCCTTGCGTTTGAATACCACGGAACGGATTGCCAATTCGCATTTGTTTATTACCTAAAGATTTTTGTTAAGGGGGTGCTAAATTTGTGTAATTATAAGTGTGGGGTCAATACAGGATTGATAGTAATATTGAAGGGGGTGTTTATGCTTAAAATTAGTAAGATTAATCCAATTAACGGTCGTTATATGGGATTTGACATGGGGGCTAAAAACTTAGCATGGGCAGTATATAAAAAGAAGAAAAATTTTATACACTCTTCTGGAATGTTTTTAAACCCAATTAACGACTTAACAAAAAGTTTTGATATTCAACTTCAAAAATTTACAAAAGAATTTCAAAGACTTTTAGTAAAATATCGTCCTAAAGAGATAATAGCAGAACGATTTTTAACCCGTGGTTTTATGGGTAACTTGATTGAAAAGATTGGTATAATGTTAGGAGTAATGGCGGCTACTGCTAAAAGTTTAGGTATAAAATTTACTTTAGTGGTTCCTAGTGCATGGAAAAACTCGTTGAACAGAGTTATTAACAAAAAATTACCGGATATTTATAAACTTTTCAAAAAACACATACATAGAATTGATGCCATATTTATGTCTTATTATATAGCTAAAGGAAATTTTAATTCATTGTCTTATAAAAAAGCGGTAAAACAATTAGAGAGACATTTCAGTTAAAAACAAAGGTTCATTATGACTATACTTACTTCAGAACCTATTATTAATGTAAATTCTAAAAAAGTTTATTCTTGCCCAACTTCCTTTGAATCCTTTACTAATGTTTGTCCTATACGTCGTTGTCCCGCAAATATTTCACATATTAGAAAAGAAAATGGCGGCTGTGCTTATATGAATGTTCATAACGGAACAAGACTAGATAAATTTGCTCTAAGCTTTTTATTTAAAACTACAGTAAAAATAGCTAATGATTCTGCTAAAATAGGAAGATTACGAATAAGAAAGGCTTTATTTTTAGCCTCTTTACTTGATGAATTGCCAACATTAAAATATCCTACTTGCCCAAAATGCGGTATTCAAAAAGCTAGTCATGGCAATTGTTTAAACATAAAAAAATGTAATAAAAGAAGACGTTTTGCAGAACGCAACTTAAATAAATTTCCTTTTAAATTGAAAACACTAGAATTGAATAAAGAAAAACTTTTTAATTTTGGTTTAGCTTTATATAGTTCAAAAATGAACAACTTGAGATTAGTGGAGAAAACTTCTACTCCACTTCATCGCCTAATAGGCGTTAAACGTTCTACGCTTATTAGATTAAAGAAACTTGCGGGGGTGGCCCGTAATTTACAGGAGAGTAAAAAATGAAAATTGAAAAAGTTCTTGAGTTACTCGGTAAAATTGATTCAAACCCGTTTTTAAATTTATCTACTATTCGTCGTTTATATGACGAAAAAAAGCTGCCTGTTCTTTATGTTTTAAATAATATTGATATGGGAGGAAGACGAGCGCGGGGGATTATTACCTTGCCCGTAACCGATAGTAACTCTGGAGAACAAAGACCAGTTACTATTCCTTTAACATACGCACCTTTTGATCTTTCATCCGTAATTGATGTTGGGTCTATTGTCAATTCTCAATATTTTGCAAGCCTTGTTAATACACAAAAGGTTCTTGTGTTTAAACCCGGTGTGGCAGAACAGCTTTTAGAAGTAAATAGTATTATTAGGGATGAAGCTATCAGAGTAGCTAATGGAGAAGATAGCAATAGCTTTATTCCGGGCCAGAATAAAGAAAACACCACTAATATTACAGCGGCGGTCATCGCTATCATTGGTGATGATGGAATTAATGACAGGGAAAAAGTTAGCCGTCTGCGAGTTATTTCTGAACAAATTACAGAAGAAGATTATAAGTATATTCTCGCTAACTCAACTTCAGACGTGCTACGTAGATTTTCCTCTGAAGGTTTAGAGGGAGTTGAAACCCCCGTCATTTAAATAATATAACACTTTTAAATTATGTCAGGCCGCTACTCTTTTGAGTAAGCGGCCTTTCATTTTAACTTTAATATGCTTTTTTAATTTACTAATTTTCTTTTCTTTTATGCTACAAATATCTTGATTATCTCCAACTTTAAAAGTTATTACGTTATACTCATCTTTTAAATGTCTATAAGCTTCTTTTGTAGCCATGCGTCCAGCTTCGTCACCGTCAAAGGCTAAAATAATATTTTCTAAATTATCAAAATTTGATAAAAGATCATACTTATATTCATTTTTTGCGTGGGCTGTTCCTAATAGAGCTAATGCTGGTATCCCCCATGATAATAAGCGTAAAGCATCACGCGGACCTTCAACTAAAACAATAGTATTTAGTCCTTTAAAATTTTTTCTAACATAGTCATAAAAAACTAATATAGTATTTACCCAATCTCCTTTGGTATTAAAATAATTTCTTTTACCATTCTTTTTAAGATTAGCAAATATACCGCCTACGAGTTTTTTATGAACATAGCAAGGTATAAAAGCACGTTCACCGTATTTTGGATTAAATGTAAGACGCGCTCCAACGGCTTTCATTGTTTCGCTTGGTATAGAGCGCCAATTTTTATCGTCCCAAGGACGGGTAGCTTTTAATTCCGGCTGAATTTCTTTAATATCTATGTTTTCAGATAAAAAGATCTGTTCAAGATCTTTTGTAAAATCATAAAACGAAAGATCCATAACATCTGCATTAGATAATGTAGATTTTTCACCACCATACAGTCTGGATAAAGTTGCTTTCCATGAAGGGTAGGAAGCCCCACAAGCAAAACAGTGACCAGACCCTATTGGAAATTTTGAAGAATTAGTTCCATTAATTATAAAAGAAGGCGTGCGCTCATTGCCTCCGGCATGATCCGGGCATCTGATTTTAAAATCATTACCGACACGCTGTAAACCAAATCTTGCGGGAAGTTTTTTTAACTCCCGTTCTATCACAAAAGGATTAGCCATCGGATAAAAGGGGCTGAATTTCTTTTTTCATTATTTTTTTAGCTATTTTTATTTGTTTAGCTTTTAATCCTTTTGATTTTAACCATGGGCCTAAACCAGTTAACAAAGATTTACCTTTTACAGAATCAGTTTCGTTCTGGAAAAATTTCTCCAACCATTTAGGAGTATTTTGAACTTTTTTTAAATCTTCCTTAGATTTATAGCCTTCAATTTTCCATATATTAGGAAAGCGACTTCGTAAATCCGAAGGAATACGTATTCCTTCGGATATAAAAAGTTTGTAAGCTATATTGGGCTGATTAGTTAAATTGTCAAAATCTTCTTTAACTTCAATTATTTTCGTTTCTAATCTATGCGGAGGGTCAATAGGCATAAATTTAAAATTAGTTTTCAATTTTCCTGATTTTAATTTACTAGCGGTCATAATAGTAAAACCTTTAGGGAGCTTTTCATCTGAACGTGTTTGATATAACGTTCCGGGATGATAAAAGCCTTTTTTTACTTTACAACGTTCATGAATATCGCCAACAACCCAAACATCTTTACCTACTTCTACTTCAATCTTATTTTTAGCTTTATAACCAGAGTTCATTACATGCCCATTTAATGTAATATGAGCTACAATAACAGAAGCAGAACCTTCTAATCTTTTATGAAAAGGCCAAGGTAGAAACTGAAAAGGAATTTTTTCTACCTTAATTTTGCTTGGTTGTGAAAAAATATGAAATCTATCCATAACTCCAAGACTTTTAATATACATAGGTATGCGTAAAGATGTATCTCCTTGTTTTTCATAATCATGATTACCGGGTATAAGATACAAATTTAGATCTTTCCACTTAGATAAGTTTTTAAGATTAAATTTAGTAAAACGAATTACGCTCGTAGGTAAAGGTAGTGGGTTATCGAAAATATCTCCTAAATAAATAATGTGTTTAATGTTTTCTTCTCTAGCGTAAGAAAAAACTTTTTCAAGTGCCTCATAAATAAAATCATCAGGGTTCGGATGATTAGGAAAATATTTATTCAAACTACCCAAATGAAGATCACCTACAAAAATAGCTTTCATTTTTGAACATCCTTTAATGGACGTTCTTGTTCACCCACAAATCTAGATTTATTACGAGTCTTTTTATATACTTCCCTATTAATATCGTCATACTCTACCCTCAAAGAATTTTTTTTAGTAAAGACCAAAGGATATTGATACTTAGTTATAGTTTCAGGGTCTAAATTTAATATTTCTTTAGGGTCATAACCATTCAATTTTAAAAGTTTAATCTTATCAAATGGGTCCATGAAATAAAAATTTGAATTACCCGGTTTACTTAATATGTATATATCAAAACTATAAAGCTTTGTTCTTATCTTACTTATATACACTTTGGTTAACATAGAGATATTTACTTCATCTTTTCTATCATAATGTCTATCAGAATTATAAGCTTGTATAATATTACAAATACGCTTTCCGTGTAATCCAGAAGTTGAAAATAAAAATTTAAGAATAATGATCTTTTCAATTGGGGTTAAATGCGGTGTTTGAATTTGCACCGCATTAGCTTCTTTTTCAATGTTCTTAACTAAAGTTTTTAATTGATAATATTTTTCTTGTAGTTCATCAAATTCTTTTTTTAAATTATCGTAAAGCCATTTCCAGTTTTCTTTAGTCATTTACTCATACTTTCTATGCTTCTAAATCTTCTTCGTCATCGGTCTTAATTGCTTTATTATCCTGATGTTTATCTAACAAATCCATCATCTTATTTTTGTTACGAATTTCTTTAAATAAAATACTACGTAAACACGGCTTTTTTATTTTTAACTCTTTACGCACGCGTTCTAATAATTTAGACTCTTTAAGAACCTCTGCCATTATAAGAAGTTTAAAATCTAAATATTCAAATTTTTTCTTTGTAAACCCTTTTAAAAATTTATCCATTTCAGGAACATTAATTGTAAAACCTTTTTTAAAAGTCCCATTAATACGACCAGTTAATTTAAGATATTCCATAGTATCCCAAACAGGATCATAACCTAACATACGGCGTTTACCATCGCTATATAAGATACGCATTTTTGCGCGTCCATACGGAGTGCCACCCTTATTTTTAGTATTACGCACGTTTATATAAATATAATTATCTGTTCTATTTTTACCATAGATAGAACTTTCAGTAGAAAATTCTCCGCTATCTGTCCCATCTTCTGTTTTGCCTCTAGGCATACCTTGAGGAACAGATACTTTTCTTACTTGAAAGCGCAGACCAGAATAAAAGGCTAATGCGTTTCCTCCGGGTTCATATTCGGGACTATTATGAACAACAAATCCGTTGTTCTTATTACCAGCCAAATAATTGTGAAAGCCTTTCACTTCAATATCAAACTTCTCTTTTTTACGGAATTTGCGACCTGAACCGCGCGTAATGGACGTGACAGCAACCCATTTCTCTATTGTCGTTTCCTTAGTCAGAATCATATCATTTGTAGTAATGTTTTTCGCTTTTTTCCAGCCAGCATGAGTTAAAATTTTATGGTCTGGTGTAACTGTTACAGACACGACTCCGTTTTTACTAAAAACGGCTTCATTTGACGAAATAGTAATCCAGTCGGACTCTTTTCTTACATTGCCGTTGTTAAACCAATTAACAATTGTGGCAGCGACAAATTCTTCTTTATTTTCATCCCAAGCCCATACCTCACCTTTTATTTTGTTTTCTACAATTTCGCTAATTGTATAAGTATTACCATTAACAAAAGGAATAGACGTATCACTATGCAAACAGCCGTGCATTTGACCCGGACGATCTCTGATTTGATTGACGCCTAATACAATAAAACCTTTTCTTTTTAAACGGCCTACAATACGTTTAATATTTTTTGAAAAAGCTCTAGCATCTAATGCCATAGCCGCAGAAGTATCATCATCTTCATCATCTTTTTCTGCAAGCAAGGCGGGGTAAGAATCTAGAAAGATGATTCCTTGGGGATAAGAATTGTTAGTTTCTACCCATAATCTTTTTGTTTCTTGAAATTTTTTCTTATCATATGAAGTAAATCCGGCATCACTAAACATTTGTCGCCCGACTTTATCTTGATCGAAAACGTAATACCATTTACGTTCTTCGTTATGCCACAACTTATCGGGAAGTTGTTTTAGTGTATGCTTTACAGAATTATAAAATACCTCTAATCCTTGATCTGTATAATAATAAGCTTGAGGATCATCTCCTCCAAAAAGGGTATTTAAATCTTTTGCTCTTACAATATGTTGTAACATTGATTCAGTAAGGGCATTTTCAGGGTCACGGTATTCAATAATAGGTAATTTTACTTTTAAAGCTTCCCCAAACGCGTGTCCCGAAAGAGTGCTTTTTCCGCTTCCTTCCTTGCCTGATATTTGAACCATAGTTCCCGGAATAATACCACCACCGGACAAAAAATCAAAAATTAATAAACCAAAAGATTGTCTATAAGGCACTTTTAAAGAAGAAGACGTAAGAGTATACGCTCGTTCAGTATTACGGACTGCCTTTTTATAAAAATCTTTTCTAATTAAACCCCTTATAGCTACTTCATCTGAATTTAATTTAACTTTTTTCTTAGTCATTATATTCCTCATTTTGAGTTACTATATGTATTTTACCGTCAATAGTATCTATCTTAAATGATTTAGGTTCAAATTTTCCACATTTTCTACTTTTATGCACTCTAGGAAAACCCATTACAGGCTGAACCATAGGTTGAATTGCCCCGCCCGGTCCTCTAACAGCTACACTGATTATATTAAAAGTTGGAGGACTTTCTAAACAGGAACCAATTTCTTTATTTATAGGTTGTCCCTGTCTAGTAGATTCGCTTAAAGCATCCAATTTAGATATTTCTGACGCACCGGGATCAGAAATGGAAAAAAATTTACAGTTACTACAGCAATACTCTGGATCATTAAAATCAAACTTATTAAACATTAATTTATCTCCTTTTTAAGAGAATAAAGGGCCGTGGTTATATGCCACAGCCCTTATTAAATACAATATATTAAACTTTATTAATCGTCATCATCGTCATCGTCGTCATCGTCATCATCGTCATCTTTCTTCTTCTTTTTCTTTTTATCTACCTTCTTTTTCTTCTTAGAAGGTTTTTCATCATCATCATCATCGTCGTCGTCATCTAAATCATCTAAGTCGTCATTATCGTCGTCGTCATCGTCATCATCATCGTCTTTCTTCTTCTTTTTCTTTTTATCTACCTTCTTTTTCTTCTTAGAAGGTTTTTCATCGTCGTCATCGTCGTCATCTAAATCATCGTCATCATCATCGTCGTCGTCATCTAAATCATCTAAGTCGTCATCATCGTCATCATCGTCGTCTTTCTTCTTTTTCTTTTTATCTACCTTCTTTTTCTTCTTAGAAGGTTTTTCATCGTCGTCATCGTCGTCGTCATCATCATCATCGTCATCATCATCGTCTAAATCATCTAAGTCGTCATCATCGTCATCGTCGTCGTCTTTTTTCTTCTTTTTATCCACCTTCTTTTTCTTCTTAGAAGGTTTTTCATCATCGTCATCGTCGTCGTCATCATCGTCTAAATCATCAGGCATATCATCGTCATCATCGTCTTTCAAGTCAACGGGTTTTAATTTTTTCCCTTTTTCATCTATTAATTTACCTTCCAAATCTTTAGCATTTTCAGCCGCTAATTCCGGGCTTTCTATAATAGATTTAAGAGCAGCATCTAAATCCCATTTTAAGTAAGCTAGTTCTTCTTCAGTTAGCTTACTGGCATCTTCTTTTTGTGTATTATACATAGTAGCGGGGGCACTAGAAGCATCATATTTAATTTTTACATCATACCCAAACTTAGGATGCGATATAGGATAATTTTTCCCTTTATGAACATTGTCAGCGTTTAAATCTTTGATGGGATTAAAAACAGACGGCCCAAAGGATAAAACTTTAACCGGAGTCCAAGCGTCAGAATCTTTAGAATCCTTACATCCGGTTTTAGCTTCTTTTTTAGTCATCTTTCCTTTTTTATTTGGCGCATCTGCTTGTTCCTGTCGATCAATTACATTCGACAAAAACTTTTGAGAACCTCTAATACCATATTTTGCAGCAAGTTTGGTGTAAGGATCTTTCTTTTTTATAAATTCTCCAGAAGAAGGATCAAACGACAAAGCAACCTTTGTAATATTAGATGTTCCGTTCTTAGTTTTAATACGGAAAGTATATTGCCAGTATGTTACAAGACCGTCGATAAAACGCATCCGACGAAATTTTGCTTTTTTACCAAAATCAAAAACTTCTACAATATCAGATAAGTAGGGAGTTTTCCCCCGCCCACCAGACGATTTAGCATTATCCCAACTTTGCATAGTATATTTCCTTTAGATTTCAGAGTAACTGGATAAGTTTTACCGTTTTGTTATTAGCTATCATTCCTTAAAAGGAAAATTTGTTGTTCCTTCTTCATGTGTTTTATTACGTTCTAATAAAGTTGTAATAGTGACATTAAATTCAGGCAATAATTGTCTTAATAGAAAAAGTAATAACCAAAATAGCCCAAATAATACTACAGAGGCAAAAACTAAAACAATAAACCCACTAACCCCATAAATTAATACTGGTAAGGAAACTAATACAAAAGCGGTTAGCACCACAGTAAAGGCCAACACGGTTATAACAAATTTTGTAAATTTTATACTCCGTATAGCCCAATTCCAAATTAAGTTGTTTGATTGAGTTTCCATTATCTTACCTTAAGTTCTGCAAAAGGATCAATGTTAACATTTAATTTTTTAGATGTATTTACTGAAACATCTTCTAATGAAGATACAAAATCTTTTAAAGAAGATCGTAAATTTTTATCTTTAATCTTTTTAAGAGTTTGAATGTAATGTTGTCTGTTTATATTTTCATCTTTATAACATATAGATATAGCTAAAGAAAAAAGTTGTAACCAATCTCTACGATCACAAACTGGAGATAAATAAGCCAAAGGTTGAAGCTCGCTTAACCCCCTCATAAGTTTAAATTTACTGTATAATTTTTTTCCTATAGCACTACTATAACAAGCTCTAGACAGAGCAAGTAGGGCATCATTATAAGCTTCGTAATTAATTGTTTCTGGATAAGGATACGCCACATAATATATAATTTGCCCTTTTTTATTCTTAGCAGGATTTACTCCAGCAGCCGCTCTCTCTAAAGCAGTTTCTAATAAAAGCATATTAGCCGGATATATATTTTCTTGAATATATTTTACATTATTTGGAGTATAACCAATGCCCATATAGCGATGAATATCGGCTCCTGTATTACCACCAAATTTACACATTAAAGAATAAGCGTCAATTAATATTTTATATGACGGTTTCTTAATTGGTTTAAACAGAACTAATTTTTTCATTTTTAGTTTTCCTAATTAAAGTTTTACGTAAACGAAATTTTTCAACTGGGTTTAAAACATATACAAAACCTAATTCTAAAAAGCCCATTTTTTTCTTATCTGCTTCAGCAGCAATACGCGCTAATCTTGTATCGTTACTTGATTGAAGGACTTTTTCTTCTAAAGAATCTTCTCCTTCCATTTCTAATACATTATCATCAATAGCAGAAGAAAAGTTTTGTATAGTTTCATTAGATTTTTGCATTTTTCGCCTTTTAGAAGACGGTATATGATAAGCTATACCATATTCATGCGAAGATGCGTTTTGTGTTATAGCGTCTTTTAACCACCATTCTATATGAGTGGTTAGCGGACCCTTTTCCGCTCTATATTTATCTATAGCTTTTGGTATACTAACTAATAAATTTTTAAAAAGATCATCTAAATCTATATTCAAACTAGTTCCTTTACGGAATTTAATGGCGCGTTGATGAACAAAACGTATGTATTTTTCTATCAACATAGATCGAAAACGATAGGCTTTTGTGATGTTCTCTTTAATAAGAAGAAATTCTTGATAGGGTAAGGTATTATTTATCAATCGAAGATCTTTTTGTGCTTTAATCATAGCACTGTAAAATTGTTCTTGGGCTTCAAAATCTTTAGATGCTACGGCCTCAAAATATTTAGGTAAATTATCGCAATAGACATTAAAAGCATCATCAAAGTTCTTAAATATACGAAAGTATACAGAGCGTTCTAGTTGTAATTCTTTTAAAGCTGATGCTCTATAATTAACATCTTTAGATATAATTATCGAAAAAATAGCACTTACTAAATCATTACCTTCTATAACCGCCAATTTACGTTTTTGATTAGCTACAATAAGTTGTAAACTTTCAGATATTGTATCCTCTACCAAAGTAGTATGTTTCATAAGCTGTTCAATTGGCGAATGAATCAAAGAATTTAAAATAAACTCAATTTGCTCGCCTGATAAATTTTCTTTAAGAGATTCTTTAGATTCAAGAATCTGTTTTCTGTCCATAATTTATCAACCCAAATTAAGTTTTTAGTTATCTAAATCCTACTGGTTTAAAAATTTTTGTTGGCTTATAATCTGCTGAAACATAAATTTTACAATCAATGTCGGGATCTTTAAGATAACTAACCATTAACGGCCTAACCGTTAAATCGAAGTTTAGATTACCTAACCCGCAACCTAAACGAGGTATAATTAATGTTTTAATTTCATACTTTTTTATATTTTTTACTAAACATTTTAATCCACGCTCCACAAACAAAGCTCTGCTATTTTCTGCATAATGATTTTTAGTAGCTAAATTTATTACAAAACGTGGAGTAGAATAATTGCTCTTATCTTGTAATTTAACTACAAGATTTTCTCCTATTCCTATAGAATGTTCTTTACAAGCTCTATAATATTCTGCATAATTTTTAGAGTATCTTTTTTGAAATTCTTTAGATAAACCCTTTCCAGCAGCACCTACTAAATTACAAGGATTTACGATAGCATCGACACCATTAAGTTTGTATTGTAATGCAAACATATCATTAACTGAATCAAATATAAGTTCCGCCATGACTTATTCTTTCTTATGTTTTTCTTCTAATGGGTTTATAGTATTTTTAGCACGATCCATTGTTGATTCTATAAGTTTGCGTAAAGATTTTGGCATTTTCATGCCTGATAAATGATAAGCCATAGCTTCTGCAAAAAACTCTTCTGGACTTTCATTAGCATATTCACTAATAATAGGTGCTTTTTTAGAAAGTTCCACAGGATCAGAAGGCCATATACCTTTAATTGGTCTTCCATTTGAAAGTAATTCATTTATATTATGATTATTTAATCTATAAACCCTTTTTATAAAACGTAAAATCTCATCTAGCACACTCTTATCATCGTCATCTGCTGTTTTTCTATATACTCCTATAGAGCCAGCTTTTTTAAGCTCACTTCGAATTTCTGAAAGTTTATTTCCTCCATATTTCATTTTATCAAGATTTTCATTATAAGCCTCAATCCAATCAGACCTCATATCTTCATCTAACCGCCAAAACCACATACCATGAGCCAATTCATGTAACACAATATACAAAGCTCTTTCTTTATCAGTATATGAATCAGCGAACAATGTTAATTCATCATGCCTAGTTTCAGTTTTAAAATAATGATAAGTTCCAGAATACATTTTTGATTTGCGATATGGCATAATAAAAGTTACAAAAGGCTTATAAGGAAAAATTTCATTATCCTTAAAAATCTTGGCCGCTTTTTCCATTGCTTTAAGAAGACCTTTTCGTTCTTCTTTCTTTAATCTTCTAAAGAAGAAAACGTCCCCAATATAATCAATTTTAACGTGCCTTAAAATAGGTTCACACCCAACCCCATACGCTCTACCGGGTCTAGGATTTGTTCCTAGGTTAGCTACTAAAGATTCTTCAGAAACTTCTATTACAGAATTGTAGTCGTCAAAATGGATAGACTGCTTATCTCGTAAACGAAAACTTTTTCCTTTATTATCTTCCGCCAACACTAGCCGTAACCGATCTTCATATTCAATTATGAGGAAATCGTGTTCTGAAATTTTCATTTGTTAATTCCAAAATCTAAGGGGTGCAATTTATAAATTGCACCCCTTAGATTTACCGTATTTGTTATATAAACAGACTGTGGTTAAGCATTACCTATAGAAGAACCATTGACTTTTAATAAGAAATGATTTATCTTTTTTAAAGCAGCTACATAGCATAATAATTCAAGGCCAAATTCTTTATCCCAATCGCTATAAACAATAAAAGCAACATATTCCATGTTATCTATGTTACTTGATGTGCGTAAATAATGAAATTTAATGTATTCTTTAAGTCTTTCAATATCTTCGTTGTCGTCTAAATCTACGTTAGCTAGAAGATTCCATATCTCCGATTGTAATCTTTTATATGAAAAATTTTTTGAATCATCTTTTCTTAAAGAAAATGCACAGGCCTCTACTACCTTTTCATCTATAATAGATCGAAAAAATTTAATTTGACTTTCTAAAAAGTCTTTATTTATAAAACACCGCATAAGATATGCGTGTTTATCTTTAGAAGAATCTACTCCAACATACGAAAATTTCTGTAATTTACGGCTGGAGCAATATTGACCCATCCCCTTACTAAACATAATAGTTAATTTCTTTTTTCTCTTAGTCTTTTTAGAACTAAGTAGTTGTTTATTATTGCACCGATAAACGCGAGATTGTAACATAATAATATCACATATTTAGGCCAGCCATCGGTGTAAAAGATTATACCAATTCCTACGCCAGAACCAATAACGTATTTAGGTATCCACCAATACTTGGGCAGTTTTTGCATTAACCATCGAATGAATGGTATCTTCTCTTTACCGCCAAGCGATATAACAGCTTTAGTGCTTTTATAATCAAATACTTGTGCTAAACAAGTAAATATTATAACAAAAACATCATACCAATATAAAGTAACAGGAACTAAAAAAGAAAACATGACTATTTCTTTTCTGCTAATATAGCACGAAACAAAGCTATACCATGTTTACATAAACCCGGTGAATTTCTAGGATTACGTAAATCTGCCGGTTCTCCATTACTAAAAATAATTTGAGAATTACCTCGCTTAGTTAAAGCGTATTCCCAAGTAAACATATGGTCTGGACAAGAACAAGAAAACAAAACCTTGCTATCTGTAAATTTTTTATCCGGTTCAAGCTTAATTAAAACGTGTTTATAGGATCTTATATCATATTTAGTTGATTTACCTTCTTTTCTTTGATATGTTAGTGATCTTGAATTGATTTTATTAGGATTCTTTTTTGATATTTTCATCATTACTATAGTAACTTTATCTCGTATAGCATTTATCTTACGAGATCTCCAAGAAACTTTAAAAAGTTCTTTAAAGGTTAACGTATTATTTTTTATAATACGCTTTTTAGGAACTACGCCATCTAAAGACCATAGGATAGATTTTTTATTACCATTAATTATAGCAGATTGAACAGGCGACTTACCTTCGGTAGCCCCCGTTACTTTTATCATATTACGATGGGCTGCCCGTATTGCGGATAAATGTTTAGAAAGTCTTTTAGCTATAGCTAAGTTTAGTTTGGGGTCTAATTTGTTCATAATACATATTACTCTGTTTCCTACTTAAAATTAAGTTTGTTCGAGCAATTTTTTTGTTTTCTTAAATAACCCAGTAACTGCATCTGAAGTAAAACAACCACCTAGTCTTCCGGGCTTGGCAAATTCACACTTTTCATTTGAAAACCAATGATGCTTCATATAACCATTATAATCTGACTCAGTATGGCAAGGTCTATCGGCATGAATTTTTTTCAAACTTTTTACAGAGTTTTTGTCGTTAGCCATTACGTTATTAGCTAAATATACTTGATCTACAGTATAATCTAAAATATCACGAGCTAATTTAAGTCGCTTATCTGTTACTTTAAAATAAACTACGTGAGATATAACAGCTTCTTTTCTAGAAGAATGAACCCTAATACCATCGGTAGTTTTATTAGAGCCAACACCTTTGCGCGCTTTATCTCTAGAAAAATATCCAATAGCTATATATTTTGGGCGAAATCCCATATCCGTTAACATTACTGCATATGACCATGCCTGAAAAAGATGCTTGTCGTATGGTAAAAATTTGTTTGGATTATTCACATTCCAATCTGATGTAGATTTAAACTCCCACACCACATAATTTTTGCCCTTAGCACCATTAAAACATGAAACTAAATCACAATGACCAGTAATAGCAGCATTAGGGTCTTTTTTCGATTTATAAGATAAATTTAACTCTTCATACAAAAGTTCTCCTTTTTTACACTTCGGACATCTTTTCCCCGGAAGAGTTGACCGATTTTTAGTGTAATCGCATGGATTTTTATCGTCTTTATACCTGCTACAACGCCAATTACCAAAAACTTTTGATCCGTGCTTAGATTTTGGAAAATTGTATTGTAAAGCATCGTGAATTGCTGTTCCAACTCTAGTATAGAAACTAAAAGGATAATCTATTTCTTTAGTTTTCTTATTTAAGAAGTTGTATAATTCATATGGAATACACAATGGTAATCCAGATGCCCTAGGATTCCACGGTATAGGCTCTACAGTAACAACGTCATATACAGATTCCACGACATTATTCAACTTATTTACAATTGTATGTTTCTTGGGTAGAAACTCCCTCAACTTATCTATTTTAAACATTTAAATTCTTTCTACAACATAAAAAATGTTGAAATAGCCAATATAACAATTAAATTAACCACAATTACAAAAAAGAAACCGTCTCCGTCTTTTTTGAAATTTGCCATTACTATTCTCCTAAACTGCTATTGGTGCTTTTATAGTAGAATGAGATTTATAATTTAAAAGTTGAAAATCCGAATATGTATAATTATCAAGATCGGTAACTTTAAGAATTTTTAAAGTAGGATAATCAAAAGGCTTTCTTGTTAATTGTATCTTAGCTGGTTCAATATGATTTTCATATAAATGTAAATCTCCAAATGTTATAGATAATTGATTTGGAGTCATGTTAAGTTTTTCAGCTATAATATATGTTAATAAAGCATAAGAAGCTATATTGAAGGGTAATCCTAAAAATATATCGCACGAGCGCATATAGAGTTTACAAGATAAACCCTTTTTATCTCCCGTTGTATTATGAACATAAAATTGAAAGAAACAATGACACGGCGGAAGGGATTGATCTTTTATATAAGCAGGATTCCATGCTGTTACTATGTGTCTACGAGAAAAGGGGTCTTTTTCCATATTTATAAGAAGATCATTCAATTGGTTAATAGTCTTTTTTTCTTTACCCGGCCACTGAGTCCACATTTTTCCATAAACAGGTCCAAGCTCTCCTGTTTCCTTATCACCCCAATCATCCCATATGTGAACATCTTTTTCTGCTAAAGTTTTCCAATTAGTGTCCCCCCTTAACATCCAACATAATTCTTCCACTATACCGCGCCAAAACATTTTTTTCGTAGTCAGTAAAGGAAAATATGTGGATATGTCAAAATTTAACTGTTGACCAAATAATGAAAAAGTCCCAACTCCTGTTCTATCTGGACGTTTTTCTCCAAAAGAAAGAAGATGATTAAGAAGTAAAAGATAATAGGCATCAAAATTTTTTGTTGCAAAAATCATGCTATTTCTCTTCGTTTTGTATGTTATTACGGTTTTCTTTTTCAGATAGTTTAATATAACTACCCCATTCATATAGAGCGTTTCTTACTTTATCACTTAAAAGATGTAATGGCCCATCATTGATGATTTTTATAGATACAATTTTATTAGGAGATTCTTCCAATTCGTTTTTTGGATATACGTAATTACGACTATCTTTACTAAAATCTTTTTCTGGTCTAAATACATTCCATACAGATATATAATAGGAATTTTTTAAAGCTTTTTGTATAATATCTAATTCAGAATCAAACCCTAAATCAGTTATAATTGTAAGGGGCGGCTTTAAATAAGACGCGCTGGAAGTGTTAATTTTATTTACCGCTATTTTAGCAAATATGTCTTTTCCATATTTTTTACGCATAAAGTTTTCTGCAATATCTATATAACAATCCCGTAACGTTTCTTCGTTATCTATAGTTCCTGATGTTAATACTTTTAATGGTTTATCTTTAGACGTTTCAAATATTTCTTTATCTAAATGATCTATACCAAGTAAAGCATGTAAACCTTTTTTAATTGGGTCCGCAAAGGCAAAACGAGTAATTTTTATTGAGTGATTTTCGTATAAAGATTGAATAATATTTCCTATAGTATCTTTACCGGAACCCGGAGGACCATTTAACAATAATATACAAGAATTTTCACTCATAAGATACCTTTCTAAATTTACTTTTTAATGTCAAGAAGCTTTTCCTATAAATTTAAATCTTTGCTATAATTAAAATATAGATGACCTTACATAATACATGCAAGAACTGATCGATATAAAACGAAATCTTATTTGTAATTTTTAAAGAATCGATGATATAATGTGCAATCAATTCAACTATTCCTAGCAACAATGAACCAGTTATATAAACAACCGCACCCGCCTGTAAAAAGGCGTGTTGAAAAAGAATGAGACGCGGCGGCACACCGGAAATTGGACTGACAAAATTCTTAGCCTTTGACACGAAATCACCTTGAAGGGCGTAATCTAGTAAAGTATGCGCCCAAACTAAAGCAAGAAACATAATCAACAAGGCGTTGTCCATAGTCCTGTTTTCCTATTGCTTATTTACTACGTTTACGTAAATGTCCCGGTTTATGATAGAACGTTCTGGTGACAGGACCACTATAACCTTTTTTAAAGACAAAGAAACTATGACAATAAGTTGCGCTTTGTAATTCGCTAGATTTCAACCCATCAATCTCAAACGTTATACGAAACGGCATTACAATTATTTCTTTCAATGGAAGAGAATCTAATTCTAATGAACGTTTTTCGCCAGTATCAAACGAGTGCTTCTCAAGAATAGTAACGTGGCCTCCTTTTTTTACATGCTTCAACATTTTTTTAATAAAAAGAATAGACATAGTGAATGGTGGATTTGTAACAGCATTATCAAAAAGTTTAGGATCGTCGTAATCAAAAAAATCAACTATGCGGCAATTTTGCTTACCCAACTTATCGTATAAACCATTAATTTTCCACGCAGCTTTTTCTTCATTACGTAACTCAAGCATACGATATTCTTTATGCTTGAAATGTTTAATTAATGCCTTAATATAACGCCCATCACCAGCAGCCGGATCAAGGACACGGCCTTTAAAATAATGAGGATAAAGCTTAATAAGATATTTAAAAATCCAATATGGTGTTCTAAACGTCTGTTCGCGCGTCGCTCGCTTGATTAACTTCATCTTGCGAGCGCGTGCTTTTTTTTCTTCAGGCGTTATTTCACGTCGTTTTATTTTTGAATGGGGCGTATAACGTTTCATTTCAATACGTTTCTATGCAGACTCAGTTTCAAAAATCATTTCTGGAGACGAAACCGATACTTGTTTACGCATGTATGGAAATGAAATAGCTGCGCGAGCACCTTCTGGATTTTCTAAATCAAAAGCTTTTTTTCCATCGTGAAAACGGGGGTCTTTAAATACCGTTGCCATTCTGGTATTTTGATATACGCCCGTGCCTACCTCAATCCACTCATCATCTTCGCCAGCGAGAGGAGTTAATGGAGCAAAAGCCAAACCTCGAACAAAAATTTCAATTGCATCTTTCATGCTTTTATCTGTATTAAAACGCTTACGTAATATGTCTATTACTTCACCGATTTCACCTTCTTTATTGTCGTATGTTTTAAGCTGTTGGAGATAGTTAGACATAGCCCAAACAGACCCTCCACTGTCGTAATGCTCTAAAAACTTTTCCATTGCACGCTGTAATACATCAATATCAGCCTGCGAAAATTTAGCAATACGCATTTCGCTAACAAAATGATTGATAATGCTCATTACATAACCTCTTTATTACCTGTTTAACTACTTCCTGTTTTTAACATTATAAAGCTTTGGTATTTAAATACCAGTAGAACCAAAGCCTCCATCCCCACGCACTGTATTATCTAAATTGTCTACAATTTCTACTTTTGGATAGACAATTTTTTCTATAATAAGTTGCGCAATTTTTGTTCCATGTTTAATAACAAAATTATCGTTTACTTTTGTATCTTTATATACATCACTTATAGAAACTTTTAGACTGGAAATATCTAAGTTATGGCTAGTCGTGACTCCTAACATAACTTTTAGTTCTCCCCGGTAGTCTTGATCTATAACTCCAGCTAAAACATCAAAACCAGATTTTAAAGCCAATCCAGAGCGAGGGGCTATTCTACCATAATAACCATCAGGAATAGATACACTAATACCTGTTGGTATTAAAACTCTTTCTCCATAAAGAATGAAAAACTTTTTATCTGGAAGACACGCAAACAAATCAAGACCAGCCGCTACAGGGGTTGCTCTTTCAGGTATAATAGCTTCTGGATGCAATTTTGAAATTTTTAAAATGCTGTTATCCATTTACCGTTCCCTTTTCTTGTAATTTTTTAAAAATAGAATACACGTTTTCTATAGGTTTGTTAACCTTTTTACAGTATTCAACTGTTTCGTAAGTATCTCCTTTTAATAGTTCTTCATTCCAGCAAGCTAATAATTTATTTGCATTATCAACCATCCACATATTTCTATTAGCTATAGTAAAAAAACTATAAGGTTTAGAATAAGCTAAGTAAACATATTTAGCACGACTTAATAAATCAAGGTAACGCGCAACAAAACTTTCGCTCCACGATTTACCAAAGTCTTTGTTAGGTATCGCTGCTATAAATGGTATATTTAGTTTAATACAAGCTTCTGCAACAGCCTGACCCCATCCTAAAGTCATACCAGTTATAATTACGTCAGGCTTAACTTTTTTTAAAGCGCGCTTGGCTGTTTTCACTAATAATTTATGAACATCGTTGGAATATCCTCCAAGATGATTTGGCCTGTGTCCGGCAACAGCTACTACTTTTCTTTTACTAATATATTTTTGTAACTTTTCTAGCTTATTATTCTCAATAGATATATCTTCAATCTTCAAATATTTCATCACATAAATCTCTAAGAATTTCTGATATGGAAGCTAATATATTACTAATATCACCATCTAAATTAAGATTTAAGGCCGTCTCTAAATTTTCTACTACTGTAGTAAGAGCTAGTTCTGTTTTGTTTCTTATATCTCTATATTTTTCCACATAATTTTTATTTGCTTGGAAAAGCTCATCTACTCTTTCGTTCAATAACATTCCTCGTGTTTCTAATAAAGAATTAACACGTATATTATATATCATCAAACGATCATTACTAATTTTTTCATATTCTTTTTTTAGTTTTTCAGCTATACTAAAAGGAGAAATATTGACTGCTCTGTTTTTTTGAAAACTGGTCATTTGAGTTCTTTCCCTACAATATTATGATATGATGACGTTCTGATAAATATTTATCAGTAAGAGTTTTATCTAAAATCATTTTCATTAAGATTGCTCTTTGTTTTTTAGCATCAAAGCTGCTAGAATATCCATGTATAGATTGATAGATTTTTTTATTGAAAGGAATTCTATAATAATATTTACCAAATTTTCCTTTACGAAAAACACTTTTTATATCAGAGAAATCGACTAAAATATTTTTTTCAATAGCGTTCAATCGAAATTGTATATTTTTTAGTGCTGCGGCCGCAATGTTGCGCATATCTCCTAACCATTCTATATACTCTGATAAGTTTTTATCTCTACTTGCTTTAGCATCTTCTAAAGAAGAAAAAGCATTTGATGCCTCTAGTTCTTTAAACGGGCCTTCTTGTCCGTAAAGAACATTTTTATTTTTTTTAAGATAAAAATAAGAAAATTCATTAAAAAAGTTTCTTTTTACTTCCCAAGGTTTAATGTTTTTTGAACTCATAGTAAATTTTCCTAGCGATCAAATTTAAGTAAACGAATATTTTGTATTACTAAACTATTTATTTTTCTTTCTTCCGATAACAGAGTATTATCATATGAATTATCTATAACCACTGCTGACTCTTCAATAGTATTCATATTTAAATTTATTTTTTTAACTGGTTTAGATATAATTAATTCCAGCAATAAGTCTTCTAAATTGTCTCCGTTAACTCTAAAAGACGAAAAATATCTTTGAGGATTTATAGGAAAAATAGATAAAAGAATTTTTATAGGATTTAGCATATTAATGACGTTTGTATTTAGTAATGCTATACTTAAAGAATATTCTAAAGGATTGTCGATATATGCAAAGTATTCAAATTCTAACTCATACCTAGCACTCTTATTATTTATAAAAATAACATTATTACTTTTATTGCTTTTTGAAACATTATTGCTTTCTGGAAACGGAAAATTACTATTATGTATATGTTCCAATTCCAATTTTTTTGTTTTAATTGTAAAGTTTTTAGAGTTTATTTTATAAGACAGTTCTGGTTTTAAAATAAATTTACGCTTATTTAAAATTGTATAAATGTTACCCATCATACAACCCTATTAATCGGTGTTTTGATAAAAAATTGTCCATACAAAAAGAATTATAACCATTCAGCGGAGCATCTGAGCTATGTTCAATTATATCAAACTTAATTCTATTACTAGACAGAAATTCTTCGATTTTACGTAGTGTTCTTTTTTGCAGTATAGTTGGTCTATACAAACAATGAGCTACTGCGTCCGATATTTTTATCCACCCAAACCTATCTCCTATAATATCCGGCGTTAAATCAATGGTCCCATCTTTTTCAAAAGTGCTGTGTATTCCAAGAGCACAATACAGATAAATATGACCTTCATAATCGCATGGAATAAAATGTCCTGACGGAGACAACAACCCATTGGAACCGTCGTTTTTAACAAACAATTTAAACTTATTTATTATTGTTTTTGCAAAGTTTTTATCCATAATACTAGTAATAGATTCTTCCATAGCCATGGGATCAAATTTTCCATCTAACATATCTAATATGCGTTTATAAGAAAAAAAGCAATATTCAATTTCATTATAATGAAAACGATTAATACTCATAAAAAACACTCCTTTACAATTTAGTTTTGTCTTTATTATATTCAATTAATTTTTCTATAAAATTAATATCTCTGTTTTTATTACGAGAAAATGATTCAGCTACTTCTTTTCCTATCAAGGTTACATAAAAGGAACCGTCTTTTCTTTCTTTGATAAATTTTGCGGTTAATAACCTTGCTCTTTTATAATATGTAGGTAATGGGTAAATTGATCCTGAAAATTGTCTTACATTATCCATATCTGTATTTTTTATACAAAATAGTAAATCTGGAATAAGATCGCTTACGTCTTTATATAAATCAATAACGTTCGTATGGGTCATATGGAAAGTCCTTATGTTGCAGTTGATTGCTTACCGCTTCTATAACATCAACAGGATAAAAATCTACCGCTTCACAAGAAACATTTATATATCTTAAATCTTTTTCTTTATTGTCTGTAACGACAAATTCAGTATGAGTATGTCCATGAAAATTTATTACTGCTCTAGGATATATAGAACTAGCGTGAATAGGGGCATGGCTAAAGCAAACCGGGACTTTCTTTCCGTTATGCAAACGTATATCCTTAAAAATCAAAGAACTTATAGAAAGAAAATCGTCCACATGAAATCTGCTAAATTTATCATGATTTCCTAACACTAAATGGGGTTTACCCTCCAATTTATAAAAAATTTCATCGTAGGCTTGCCTACTGAATGATAAATCTCCTAATATATAAACAGTATCATCTTTTTTTATTTTGGAATTCCAACGCTCTATAATAACATTGTGCATTTCATGCACTGTCTCAAACGGACGAATTCTTTTTGTAAAATCTTTGGGATGCGTAAAATTGAGAATATTTGCATGACCTAAATGAAGGTCTGATATTGCCCAAAGAGTCATAATCTATAACTTTCCTTTTGGTTCTCTTGATTTCGTATATTTACCGTTGTTTGTATTTTCTAATACACGCCGACTTCAATTCATGCTTTTAGTTTCTTTATATGTAATTTTTGAATTTTTAATAACTGTTTAACAAGAAGAGAAATATCTGTTTTGTTATTAGCAAAGAAAATTCTTACTCCGTAATTTTCTTCTAATTGCTTATATTTTTGATATTGTTTTCCGTTTCGATTTTTTTTGTTATTTTGAAAACTTATATCTGAATTATTTGATCGTTTAACTTCAATCACTGCTAAAACTAAACGTTTATGAACAAGAGCTAAATCAACTCTACAATTTCCTCGTTTAAATTGAGAAACTGGTATTCTAACTTCCAACAATAGTTTAATTCCTGCTTTTCTAGCATGATAATAAATGTTAGCTACTGTATTTTGTTCTAAAAGTTTATAACTAGCAGGAAGTTCATATCCTAACATTAACATACCTTTATTTACTAAAGAAGACGTGACAATAGGGCGTTATAAGCCTTTTTAAAGGCAACGCCCTTGTTTATAATTAGTAACTGGCAGAAATAAGATTTTTTATTGAAGTTTTATCAAAATACCTTGTTGTTTAATTAACTCCCCGAGTTGTTTAAAAGTTTTAACAAAATTCAAAAATTCAAAAATTCAAATTTGAAAATCCTAATTCATAATTTCCTAATCCTAATTTGCGCGCGCGTAATATTCTAATTAAAGTTAAATAGGAAAAAGAAAGAAGACAAAAGCAGCCGTAGGCTGCTTCGCTAATAGCTATTCTCTTAGTAGAGGAACAACCCCGAAGGGGTTGTTCCTGTATTAATAGGGAATTGTTATTTTTAGGTAAATAGTTTATAGTTTTAAAGACGCGCTGGCGCGCGTCTAAAGTCCTCGCGCTACGCGCGTATAGGTTTAGGGCCTCCGGCCCTTCCTGAAAACTTTTATGAAAATGAGGCCAATTACGCAAATTAGGCGCTTCGCGCCGGTTTTGCGGTTTTGGCTCTTTTTTCTCGATTTTCATTTCGGCTCCACTTTGCGCCTGTATCTAATATTAGGATCTTTACCGCAACCCCCTACCCCCTTGGCCCGCGCGCGTGACACAAGACGTAATAATAGTCTGCACACGAAGGAATTTTGTTTACACATAGCAATTCGGCTCCGGTTAGACCGGCCAAGAGGTGTAAACAATCCAGTGCAGCGATCACCGAATATGGTTTCATAGACGGCTTGCGTCCGTAGTCGGTGCTAGGCGATTATCACCATAAATAAAAGTTGTAACATTCCTTTACCGTGTTTGATATAAACAATATTTACTCATATACGGTAAAGCCTATCTATAATTAGTCGTAGGATTTTAAATATGGTTAAAGTTAAAGATGATAGCGTCTCCTCAAATTCGTGGGGAGAAAAATATAGAGTTAGAAAATTAGAAGACTTTGTTGGTAATGAAGATACAGTTTCTGGTATCGAGGCGTTTATAGAAGAGGATCGTCCCCCTCAAGCTATTTTAATCACTGGACCAACAGGAGTTGGTAAAACTACTTTAGCTCAAATTATAGCTAAACGTTTAAATGGTGTTCCTACATTTAAGAAAAGTCTGGCTAAAGACATTAATTGTGGTAAAGATGGCGGCGTAAACGATGCAAGAGCATTGATTGATGCTTCTAAATTTTTACCAACCTTAAAATATAATATAATCATACTTGATGAAGCCCATCTTTTGACTAGGCAAGCTGTAAGTGCATTATTAAAAGAATTAGAAAATCCATCTAAGAATGTTTGGATTTTATGCACTAACGAACCTCAAACTTTGTTAGATACAATGTTGGGTCGTTGCACAGTATTTAGATTGGAATATCCTGATATTTCAAGCGGTATTAGATTATTGGCTAAAGTTTGTAAAAAAGAAAATGTATTTGTTCCTCCCAAAAAATATAAAAAACTATTAAAGTATATTTATGAAGCCGCTAATGGCGATCCTAGAACTATGCTGAATGGTTTAAATGGATTAGCGTTACGTTATTCTAAATCCAAAAAAGAAATAACATCAGACATGGTTATGTCTGTTATACAGGGAACTAGTTCTTCAGAAAAAGGGGCGGATCAAATAGTCGATCTTATTTTAAAGGGAGAACCAAATACAATGGCTTCTCTTGTTAATGGATATTATTATCGTATGGATTTTAAGTTTACAAGTGAAATATTAAAACGTTTAGTATGGGCGCAGCAAAATGCTGCTAGAGGCCAGAAAATAAAATTATATAAAGAGGATGAAACGGTAAATTTACCTTATAAGATTATATCTTCTATAATGAAAAGATTAGGAGACGCCGCGAAAAATTTAAACGGCCTGCCTTCTATAGTAACCGCACCGATTGTTTACAGCACCTGTTTAGATTGTGCTTTTATAGTAAAAAATTATGTTAAGGAGAAAGATTAATGTGGCCTTTTACTAAAATTTCAAAAAAAATTGGGTGTGATTTTTTAGTATTATCTAATAATAGAGATATTGAAAATAATCAAAAAGAATTTTCTTTATACATTAATGTTAGAGAATTTTATATTGACGAAGACGGTGATTTAGAATTTGAAGCTGATTCCATTGTTAAGAAATGGACATTGCCAGACATAGATGTGTTATCTATAACAACTCCTGTTATTATACCCCATAGAGCTTATTTTTATTTTTCCTCAATATCTTTTACCAATTATGTTATGTATGGAATTTTTGAATACAATGATTTAAAAAGTGTAGTAAGAGAAAACGCGTTAACTTTAAATGAATTTAAAAGAATTGATTTAGAATTTTGGATGACCTCTCATCAAGGTAATCATCTGCCTACCCATCAAGGGCAGACAATTAAATTCTTATCTGAAAGGAAAGGCAAGTTAACTAATGACTAAAGAATTAGAAAACGAAATAGTTGTTATCCCAAAAAGATCTGATTTAGTCAAATTTACTGCTAAGGCTGGTGATGTATGGAAACACAAAAAACGTAATGTTGAGTGTAAAATTATAGCTATCGGTTCTTTGCAAGTAGAAGATGGAAGAAGCATAAGCGATATGGAACCTTTAATTATCTACGAACACGAAGGCAATTATTGGGTGCGGCCCGTTGACGAGTTTCACGATGGACGTTTTGAAAAAGTTGATTTATTAAATGATTAATTTAAAAAGTATTTCTCTACGTAATATTATAACATATAAGGAAGCTGAGGTAAAATTTAGCGACCCCTTGTATGTTATTCGTGGTAGAAATTTAGATAGAAAACAAGAAAATGCTGCTAATGGTGTAGGTAAAAGCTTACTTTTGTCGGCGTTACCTACATTAATTTATTCTGCCCCACCATCTGCTGCTAAGAAAAATTCCGCTAAATCTCTACACGAGAAAAATAGCTTAATCTCTGTTGTTCTTTCTAAAGATAAGAATAGATTTTGTTTAACTCAAGAAATGTCAGGCCGTTCTTCAATAAAGCTAGGTCTTAATATAAATGGAAAAGAACAATCTTATAGAGAAGTTGTTAAAGCTAAAGAAGCTATAGCCAAGTTGTTTCCTATACCAGAGGAACAATTTTATGCTTTTAATTATATAGATGTGATGCGTTTCAATCCTCTTTTAAAAGGAACAGGGGCACAGCGTTTTGCTTTTTTTGAAAATATTGTTGATTTTATATCATATGATAAAGCTTTTGATATTATAGCAGAAAAATTGAAAGATATTCAATCAGACATGGCTCTTTTAAAAAAGCTGGAAGATAAATTAGAAGAAGATTTAAAAGAAACAGGTGATGTTCTTTCGTTAGAAGATATTGAAAAAAAAGAAAAAATAGTAAAGCAATTAGAACGTAAACAACTAAAAAATAAAAATATATTAAATAAAATAACAAAGCATCTACAAAATATAGCAACCTTTTTAGCTGTGGCGGATACAGAAGAAATAAGATCCTTACCCTTAGATTCTAGCTCGGAAAATCAAATAAATATTAAGATTAAAAAATTAGAAGAAAAATTAATTACAGTAAGAAAAAGTAGAAAAATACAAGAACAATATATACAGTATAAAGAAAATTTGAAACAATATAATAATAAGAGTAAAAAAATAAAGAGAAATATTGTTACGCTTAAGACAGAACTTGATGGGATTGAAGAATTATCTACTGATATTAAAAAAGCCGTTGATAATTATTATGATAATTTGTCTCTTTATAAACAATCTAAAAAGACTTTTTTACGTATAATGAATGAATATAAAAAGATTAAAAATAAAGCAAGACAACAAGAACCAGTAGACGATAAATTATTAAAGAAAATTTTAGGTAAAGCACATTCACTAAAGGAAGAATATAAAAAGTTACTTAAAATAAATTCAGCTAATGGAAAATGCCCTTCTTGTTTGCAACCAGTTACTTTAGAGCATATTGAGTCTGAACAAAAAAGAGTTAAAAAGGAATTTAGTGTTGCTAAAACTGCATTGCAAAAATTAGAAACACATAAAAAAGAATTTGACAATTTTTTGTTATACAAAAAATTGAAAGAAGAAGCATATTCTTTAAGAGATAAAATTATCCAGTTAAAAAAGGATATTAAAATTGGTCTATCTAATAAGAACACCTTAAAAAAATTACAAGAGCTAAACGAAAATAAAGCGACTTTTAAGCTTTTAAATAGACCAAAAGTTATAAAAATACCAAAGAGTATTAAATCTTCTAATTTTGAAAAATTGGAGAAAAATTTACAAAATGAGTTGAGTAAGCAATTAGAAATTAAACGCCTTTTTAAAGCTCTAAAAAATTTACCCGTGCGTTTTAATTCTATAGATGAAGCAAAAAAAGAAAATATAAAACTTAAAGAAGAGCATGATAAAGTAAGCAATTCTGCTTCCAATATAAATGAAACAATTGCTTCTTATAAATTATTAATCGAAGTTGGAAAAGCTTCTCATAAAAATACAGTTAAGTTACGTAATGATATTGAAATTTTACAAAATAAAACCAAGCATGCTTCAATATATTCTAAACTTAAAGAAGCCTATGGTGCCCGTGGAGTGCGCATTTTTAAAATGGAGGCAATGGCTAATCGCTATGTAGATAATTTAAATACTTTATCCCATTTATTGTATCCAGAAAAAATGGTATTTTCTTGTAATATTACATCAACATCTTTTGGTATTTTTGCTGAAAGAAATAAAAGATCACCCGAAGATGTTAGAACTTTATCTGGTGCAGAAGCTAGGTGTTTTACAGCATTGTCTGCTCTTGCTTTAGCTACGTTTTTGCCTCCAGATAAAAGGTTTAACTTTATTATATTTGATGAGATAGAAGCTAATATGGATGCACCTTCTAGACGATTATTTAGTGAAGAGTTTTTACCCGCTGTTCAACAGGCATATTCAACCGTTATTTTACTTACGCCTACTAATAAGAATGAATTTTATTCTCCCCACGCGCATGAATTAATTATAGAAAAAAAGAATGGCATTTCTCGTGTTATTGAGGGATAGTAATTTTCATGTTCGTTATCTATGGTCTTTCAAAAACAAACCCAATAACTTTTTTAAACTATATAGAGGGTAGGAAGGGAAAGGATAAAATACGTTATTTAATAGAACCAAATAAGACAGAGGAAAAAGTTGGTAAAAATATACTTGCTATATTTTTTACAATACCTAAAATGATGTCTTTTTTAAGACAGATAGCTGTTAAAAAGGCTAGGCATACTATTTTATTATTTGCTCCACAAAAGATTATGGAAGAATTAGGAATTAATATACTGGATAATAAAACCATAACTAATATAAATATTGCTTCTTATATAATTAATAACCCAAATACGCAACCCCCTAGTAAAATACCAACACTAAAACGCGATGCAGATATATTCGATTTAGTTGCTAAGTCAAAATCAGAAAAGAGTTTTTTACAAGCATACCAAGCGTTATTTTATACATTTCAATTTTCTATGCAAAAAGATATAAAAAATGCAGTGCTATTGTTTTTAACAAATAAAATTGGTATTGAAGATTTTAAAACTAAGATGCTTTCCTTTTCTCCAAAAAGAGGAAATGCTCTGATCCGTTTTCAAGGAATTATAGATCTTACTATATCTGATATAGGTTTAACTTTAAAAAAAGCGGTTGTTGAGGTTTTAAAAACTAAAGAAGTTGAAAAAAATATCAAGCAAATAGCCAATAAATATGATATTTCTCCGTTTGACGTTCGCTATTTTGTTATGCTTTGGACTAAGGGAGAAAGTAGAGATTCGGGGGTGTTAGGTAGGATAATAAAAAAGAATGAATTTGTTAAAAGCGGTAAATCTGTAACTCGTGGAATATTAAATAAAGGAACTAAAAATGGAAGAAGTAAAAAAACAAGAAATTGAAGCGGCTGTTATACCACACGAAATTCTTAAAAAAGATGAAACTCTTGCAGAGAAATCTGCATCGGAATCTCCTGCTATTGAACCTTCTCCTACTCCTACAATAGATCATAATACTCCTGTTATAAATGCTGAACCTATAACTTTTGTTGGTGCAACTGTATTTTCTTTTGTTTCAGATAACGAAGAAGCAATTAATAATCTTTTACCTATTTTTGCTAGAGCTTTAAGAGAAGCTAAAAACGGTGAAGATATTGAATCTGTTACCGCTATAGTAAAAATTCAACAACAAGGTAAGCAAAATATGCCCACTAGCTATCAGTTACTTACTAAGAAAAAGAAAAAGCCTGATGGTAGTGAAGATTTTACTCTTATTCCTCTTTAAAATATAAAATGTTTTTACCTTTTCCTACTTTTGGTCTGTCTTTAGAAAAACTACCGTCATTAGATAGATGGTTTTTTAAATGGTGCGAAACGCCATTTAATTTTACAGATTCATTTTTAAAGACAGGGTTTTTAGATTCTGGTGCTAGTTATCAAACAATTAAAGCACCTAAAATTATGTTAAATGATCTTATGCACGCATACGATTTTGTAAAGGAGGCTAAATTAAACCACGTTAAAAGTTCTAAAATTTTAGATTCAAATAAAAAAGTTTTCTTTTTACGAAATCCTTTAATTAATTTTATGCCTAAATATTATGAACGAATTTTAAGAAATGATGGCTCAAATTATTATCTAACAGTATCGGCTTATAGTATCGTTTTTATATCTCAATATAATTGGTATTCTAATATTGTTTTTAACATGGCTTCTTACCTAGTAGAAGTCGAATATTCCTTAGCTCAAAATAACTCATGGGATTATTGGCTAGATTCCGACTTTTTAATTACTAAAGCAACCTCAGAACACCCTGATTATCCAGCATTTTATTCCGACTTCCCTGCTGTTAGGTTAGCTATCAAAACATCTAACGATAATATCCGACTTCAAAATGAGTAATTTTGGAAGTCTAGTAGATTTATATCTAAAAATAAATTCAAATACTTTTTTGGTAAATATTCCTATCAATCCCGATTTTTTTGCATTCGAATTCTCCCGCCCAAATGGTTAACGGATAGGCATGTTATCCTAGATTTTAGGGGTTTAGCCGGGGTTGACGTGGATTCGAATCGATGCTAGTGTCATAATGGGGAGGCTTGCCCTATCCCTGAATATAATCCTATCAGCGAGGCCCACTATGAAGAGTAAGAAGTCGGATAAAATCGTCACCTCGGAAGTCGGTGATATTCCCACCGTAAAGCAATCCTCAAAGGATGCGGTGAAGTCGGTGAAGAAGGCCGCGAAGAAGGCCGCGAAGAAGTCGGAGAAGGCCGAAAAGAAGGCGCGTAAGAAAGCGAAAAAGGCTTTCGAGAATTTGGGGAAGAAGCAGAAGTCGGTGAAGTCGACGGCCCCGAAGAAAATGACGAAAAGCGAATTGATCGATTTCGCTCTTTCCAAGATTTTCGAACTCGAAAAGCGCATTGCGCAACTCGACAATCATCTCAGCATCAGAATCAACCAGTTGCTTCCTCGTTGATCGAGAAAGGAATCAAAATGAGCAAGAATACGGTCACGGTTCTTTTGGGGAATCGCAATTACCGACTTCCCAATGTGAACGACGACAGGAAAATCCGCACCGTTGAAGTTCTCAAAAACAAGTTTGAGAATTTCAATTGGCGCAAGAATTGGGTTATGCAAATGGCCCGTCGCGGATGGAACGTGCTGGCCGTCAACTAGAAGTCGGCAGAATAAATGCTGAAAAAAGGGACACGTTATAACGTGTCCCTTTTTCCATTTTTGGTTGAGAGTGAATAATTCACTTTCAATATAAACCAACAAGAGGACTATGATTATCATGGCAAAGAAGTCGAATAAGACCGCCGTTGCGGTTTTCACTATCGCTACTCCCGTCAATACGGATTTGGCCCGCGCTCTTACAGCGATGGCGCTGAATCTTTCGAGTGTTTCGACGGACACTCTTTTCGCCGCGATGATGGAAGCGAGCGAGGGCAACGTTTCCGTCGACTTCGACGACGAGGATCAGGTGTCGCGCGTGCAGGACGCGGCGGGGTCCGATAAGTCGGATGATTCCGACGACGAGGAAAAGCCCGTGAAGCGCGGTCGCGGTCGCCCGAAGAAGGAAGAAGTCGAAGATTCGGAAGACGAAGATTCGGAAGACGAGGAATCGGAAGACGAGGAATCGGAAGACGAAGAATCGGAAGAAGACGATTCGGAAGACGAAGAATCGGAAGACGAGGAATCGGAAGAAGACGATTCGGAAGACGAGGAATCGGAAGAAATCGACTTCGACAAGATGAAGGCGAATGATCTGAAGGAATGGATCAAGTCGCAGGTTGATCCGACTTCGGATAAGGCGTTTCTCACGGAATGGATCGCCGTCGATTTGCAGAAGATGTATAAGTCTGCGGATCAGAAGAAGAAGCTTATCGCGCTGCGCACCACCGCTCGCCGTATCATCGGACTTCAGGAAAAGTGGGAGAAGGCGAATAAGTCGGCTGATTTCGCTCTGAAGATCGCGGAAAAGGCCGGCGCCGACGTGGCCTTGGGGCGCGGACGGAAGTCGGATGATTTGCGCCGTGATCGTTATGCGGCGCGCGCCGTGATCGCCGGTTACGGCATGAAGACGTAAGTCGGCTTCAAGAAGCGTCTTCCTCTATGATGTGATTCCACACAAACTAAAAAGGCGAGGAATATTCCTCGCCTTTTTTCTTTTGAATTGAAGTCGGAAAATGCAATGGTGCATTTTCTAAATTAGCGAGGGATTTTATGCTCAAAGCCCACAATGTTATTTCTGACCCCGGAAATAAATTCGTGGTCATTGCGTCCCTTTCCGGCACGAAAAAGTCGGAAGTCCGTGTGTTGAATCTCAACGTTTCTATGCGTTGCGGTTCTACGAAATCGGAAAAGGAAATCCGTTTTCTAAAGAACGGAAAAACCTGTTCCGAAGAATTGGAAATGGCTTTTTCCAATATCAAAACCCTGTTTCATGGTGTGGATGAAAAGACCATGTATCGTCTCCGCACTGTTATGTGTCGGATTTTTTCCGACTTCATCCTTACGCGCAAGGCGTAAGGAAATCGTATTAAAAAAGAAAATCAGGAAGCATTTTTCTGATTTTCTTTTTTAAATCCACCAACTTTTTGGGAATAAAGCCATGAAAACTGTCAACGGCCTTAAAGGCATTACGCTGATGCAGGCCCGTAAAATTCGAGCCGGGAATATTGTTGAAGTCTGTTTTATTTCCGAAACTGGTTCCAACATATTTGAAGTCGGCATTGTAACAAAAACCGGTAACAACAACTATAGAGAATTTATGGTTCTTTTCGACAGACCATTCGAAAGAGATTATTTCAACCGTATTCCGCAATGTGTCGAATATAGCCAAATTATCGGCGTAGCTGATAAGTCGGCGTTTGACCATATCTCGTCCAGCAAATCCACTTTGTTTTATAACGGAAATACGTCATATCGCGTGTCGCGCGATACGAAAAACCGTGGAAAGGCCGTAAAAAATTTCTTTCCAATTTTCAAAAAATAAAAAGCACAAAAGGCAAATTTTACAAAGGCTATTCTATATGCCGTATTTGCAAGATGCGCCTTGGATCAATGGACATATTTCTTTCCCATAAAAATTCTAATCTGGAATATTTGATTCCAGAGGGCGCGCTGCATTATGTTATAGCGCACAACGTCAAACCTACTGAATCTTTTATCAAGTGGGTCGCCAAAGGCGCGGCCTAGATGAAGGAAAAACAACGTGAATAAAATCGCTATAAACGCAATCGAAAAACTAATCAGCCTTTACGACATGCAATTTGGTGGAGACGTGGGAAAGTTTTTTCTTTACGACACACATATGAAGCGGATTGCAGAATCGGATCTTTTAGAATTTACACCGCAAGTCGTATCTGAATTTTCAGATGCGGCGTGGCGGCGAGGCTTCTTTTTTGGGCAAGCTGGCGTCCATTTTGTTTTCGCTAAAATGGAGGAAGTCCGCAGCTGGCGATTGCTTCCCGAAAACGTCGTCGCAGCAATGGAATAAAAGATGGAAAATTTCATCTTGAATAAAAACGAGGTCGAAAAGCTCGTAAAGCGTCTGGAATTTGACGCGTCTTACGATAAAGTCGGTCAAGTTTATTACCGCATGAAAACTTGGCTACAAAATCAGACAAATAAAAAGGAAGAATAAAATGAATACCACTAATCAGGAAGCCTTCGCTTTGGGTTTTTGGCACGGCTATTTAAATAACACGGGAGCGAATCCTTACACATGGGGTTCAGCTTTATGGACCGAATACGAAAAAGGTTGGGAGACGTGGTCCATGTTCAAAAAGAATAACAGATTGTAATGGAAACAATCTGGAAGGCTCGCAAATTGTTAAGGGCTGAGCAAGAGAGAGAGAGAAGGAATACCACTATGACCACAACCACGATCCTCGTAATTCTTTCCAATGCCGTTCGTATGCTTGGTGATACATCGTCCAAAACTGTGCGTGATCTATTGAATGAATGGCTTGCCCGCATTGAACGTGAAGTCTTGCCATCTGGCTCTGGATTTGATCGCGGCACCAAGCTTGATCTGGATGCCAGTGCGCCGGAACGTCTCGTTTTCACAACGGATTTTCACCATATGGGCGAGGGCGGGGCTTATTGTGGTTGGTCTAGCCATATCGTGACTGTCACACCATCTTTTATCGGAGGATTCGTAATCGATATGGACTCGGATTTCAGCGCCGTGGATTATGGTAGTCGTCCGATTGAGGAAGACTTCCGCGACTACGTAGCCGACACGTTCCGACACGTTCTGCGACACGTTCTGTCAGAAGCAGCATTTGGCTTTCTTGGTTCCCGCTAAAAAAGAATTGGCAAATAAAATCATCAACGCCA